CATTGCCAACGGTTGTGAAAATATGAACACCAGCATAATATTCTTTTTCTAATTGAATCAACCGATTAGCTGCTCCAATAGGCATAGTTGTACCTCTCTAATAAGACGTCTATACAAAAATAAAGTAAGTTTAAGCATACTTCGTAACTATAAATAGTTAATTTATGTTAGTTATCATTCACAATACAATACATAATCAGTTATTTATACAGGTCGTATAGGCCATATTATTGCGTTAATATCTAATTTTCCATTTGATAATAAAGGTGGTTCAGGATATACAAATGGTAAATCACGCAATTCTTGTACATATTGAGCCCATTCACTTGGATACGGTATATTTTGGGTAAAATATTTTATAGCAACCCAATCTACATCAGCAAGACGTTTGTTTCTTTCATTTCGTAATTTTTCTAATCCATCTGATAATGTAAAATGAGGTATAGTTTGAATAGTTTTTTCAATCCATTTACACGATATAATGTCCCATATAAATACTGAACCTGTTGGTGGATATTGAGAAGGTGGACTAATATGCGTTGAATGATCTGGATAATGATATACACCTGGTTCTAATGGACTTTCATCAGCAACGGTGGCTCCAATAAAATGATAATTAGTTGGATCATAATGATATGCAGTACTCATTTTATAACAATAGAATACATTTAATATTTAATACTTAATACTTAATACTTAATACTTAATACACGCTAATAATGCAATATTACGAGGACGAGCAACACCTCCACCATAATTTGCTGTATTTATCCAATCAAATGGGGCTAATGAACTCGTAACACCTGTACTTGTATAAGCCTTACCAGTGCCTGAATAATCAGTGATAACTGCTGGATCTAATCCTACGCAAACTCGCCCTTCACTTGTATCAGTTGTTGTAGAAGCAGTTAAGGCTTCTGTAAAGCCTTCGTTATAAGGAGTATTAAATGGTATAATTGAACCTTTTTGAAATGTTCCAAAAGATCTATTACCACCAGTAGCATCTATACCACGACCGTCATCCCATGATCTAATAAACTCTCCGCGTAAATCAGGTAATTTAAATGTAGTACTTCCATCACCTACACCAAATGTTGTACCAATCGCTGTATAAAGTGACGCGTATGTAATTCTTGATATTGTAGCACCATTACATTTTAACCAACCAGTTGGTGCTGTACTTCTCGCAAAATGCATAACAGCTCCTGTAAGAGATGGTGACTGAATGTCCCCGTTTACATTTAATACACTTGTATCAATCGTAAAATTATTTAATCTTGCTTGTGTTGTACCTGAATTACTTAAACCTCTCCACATAACAGAATAATTACTTCCATTATTTGCTGTGGTATCATGAATATTAAAATAAGCAACATTATTATTAGCAATAGAAGGTGTCCATGAAAATTCACCTACCCCGTGAAATGTACGCGCTGGAAGTTTTAATCCAATACCTATATCACCATTAATATACGTAGTGCCTTCTATATGTAATTTCGTTAATGGGACGTTTGTTCCAATTCCAATATTGCCACGAATTAGGGCATTTCCATTTACATCTAATAATTGCTGAGGTGCATTTGTAGCAATACCCACACTTCCACTTTGATAGAATACATTGCTTCCAATCTTGCTCCAATAATCACCAGTTCGTGTTGGGGTTGAATATTGATTGTTGTAAGCCTTGATGATGTAATTGACAACCGTGTATGGTGGTTGAATGTCAAATGCCGTTCCTGAACCAGCTGGATTCGTTGTAAATGCGTGGGTGTGGTTGGGTGCATCCGTTGTTGTAAAAGTGGCGGTGTCGGCACTTCCAGCATCACCTTTTGATAAGGCAGATGTGTAATTTAAATCATCGGTTCCTTGAAGTTGGCGTCCAGCAGACCAAGTATGATTATGCTGACCTCCACCAACAGTTGTTCCCGTATGTGTATGTGATGGCATATTCGCCTCTATTAGCGTCTGTGTCGTAGAACCCCCTGTTGTTTTTAGAGTAGAACTCGCACCCTTGCCCTTCAAGAATCTATCACGCAAATCGGGCACTTGAAAGGTTGTGGCTGATGGAAGGACACCAAGGAAATTTGCTAATTCTATGTAGGCACTTCGGTTATAGGTTGAACCATCGCATATCAACCAAGACACATCACTTACTGTTGTTCCGTAAAAGGGAACAATTATTCCAATAGGCATCGTATCACCCCCTGCGAATAGGTCTCCGTTTTTATAAATGTTTCCCGTTAAATTTAAATTACCAATTAAATCTAATTTTGCTAAGGGAGCATTGGTTCCAATTCCAATATTTCCATTGTTGCCTACAAATAAAGCCACACCACTTTCACTATCATAAAATTCAGCCACACTATTGGCACCTGATTGGGTTACTTTAAGTGCTGGTCCCGTCCCAGCGTTTTCGACCACCATTTGCTCCGTATTGCTAGTAATCGTATTGAGACGAACAAAATCACCAAGGACACTTATGTTGGAACAAACAATATTTCCAGAAGCATAAATATTTCCTCGGACATCTAATTTCTGAGTAGGCAATGCTGTACCCATGCCCACATTCCCATTGTCTCCAATAATTAAAGCGTTTCCTGCGATGGTAATATTGCTAGCAAATAAAGTACCTAAAGCATTAATATGTTGGGCAGTAAAATCCAAAGGGGAATCGTTTACTTTTGATGTAATTTTCATACCACCTGTATCATTGTTACGAGAAATACGGGTTCCACCCAAATCAATCGTGTTACCAGATAAATACAAATCCCGCCAACGGTAATTACTAGATCCCAAATCATAAACGTTACACGACGAAGGTAATATATCTCCAGCAACTGTTAATTTTGCAAATTCTGTATTGCTTGTACCAATACCCAAGTTTCCAAGTGTATAGTATAAGTCATTGCTAGATGAGGTTAATCCATTATTTTTTTCAAAGTAAGTCATAATTAATTGTTGATATACATACCCAGGAAGGTTGGAAGATGCCTGGATCATTTGAGGCCACACAGTAATATCAACCAGATCTCCGAAGATAGCTGGTTGCGTAAGAGTTATTGTATAATAGGTACGATCTATAGAATTTGTATAATTAACATCATAGTAGGTAATATTGCTTGTATAATATAATAAACGTTGTAAACCAATATAAACATCTACATTACTGGCGTGTCCTCCAAAAATACCTTCTGTATCTAAATAAAATGAATTACATGTACTTGTTTCAATATAAGTAACTTTACGTAAAGGATTTACTTGAAGACGATTCTTTAGAATACCACTCGCAGCACCAATATTTAAATTTCCTAAAACGGTTAAATTACTTGTTGTAATATTATCCGCGTCTGTAATACCACCACCGCCACCACCAATCGCTCCCCATGTATTTTTAGAATAGCCTTCAAATGTTTGTTGTTCTTGATTGTAGCGTATATATCCATCCACTCCTTCAGGTCGTTCACTATTTGAACCTGTTGGTAACCGATAAGCATCTGTTCGGTTTGTATCTAGGGATACACGGGCAACGGTTGTTCCAATACCTATATTGCCAAGTGTATAAAATAGATTGCTACCATAACGTTCAAAATGTGAAAAAGATTGATATACATAGCCAAACATAGGATCTGATCCTTGAACCAATTGAGGATTAACAGTTATATCAACGACATTTCCAAAAGTAGCGGGTTGATTTAATGTTATTGTATAGGTGGTATATTTTCCATTTATATTGCTACCAAACATATAACTAACATCGTAATCTTTCACATTTGAATTATAATAACTTAATAATTTTTGACCAATAAATACTTGTGTTTGTATGGGACCACCTCCGAATATTCCTGGAACAGTTAAATCAAAAATAGATTGAGTATTGCTGGTATAATAAATAGTACGATAAGGGTTTACTTGTACTTGACCCATAGATCCTTCAGTTCCATTCCCAACATTAATAGAATAAGCAATATTTTGAAGAACATAACCCGGTTGAAGAATACCTGTAGGGTCATCGTATTCGGGCCAGATAGTAATATCGATTAAATCTCCATAGGAAGGTGTTTCTTCAAGTGTTACTTCAAATAAGGTTCTATTATTTAGTGTATCTCTCGCATAAGTAACCGCATAATCTCTCTCATTTGAAGAACGGTATATTTTTTTTATACTATTAACAAATACGTGTGTATTCTCTGCTGTGGCTTTATAGAAACCTTCGTAGTAACCAGAGAAATTTGATGTATTAGGGTTTAATGTTGAAATTTGTTGGCGAATTACAAGGGGTCTCAATTGAAGACGATTACGAATCGCAGGTGAATCTTCTTGGATAAAAGTATTACCACTTAAAATTATATTACTTGCGCGAATGGTACCGTTTACATCAAGTGTATAAAAAGCCTGATTGGTCGCAATACCCACATTATTCGAACTGTAAAACAGGGTATTGGTGTCTAGATTACTAGACCAATAAGATTCGCCACCGCCGCCACCGCCAATCGCTCCCCATATATTTTTAGAATATCCTTCAAATATTTGTTGTTCTTCATTGTAGCGTATCATACCATCCACAGCCGCTGGGCGATCGCTATTAGATCCAGAAGGCATTTTTAAAGCCCCTTTCGAGTATAAATCCAAATTACACGTAGATATGTTAGAGGCAAATAGATTTCCATTTATTGAACCTCCTATGTTAGGAAAAGCAGCAGCAGCAATATCATATGTAGTTTTTAGTCCAGTGGCGGAGGCGGCGATTGTTGAATTTATAGTAGAAACACTGTCCGTAATGGCACTACCAATCAATCCATTTGCTTGAATTATCCCATCAACCACTAATCGTTGCGTGGGTTGAACAGATCCAATACCAACATTTCCATTAAAATAGGCGATACCTTCCATATCAAAAGATTGTCTAGCAATAGTGGTACCAATTCCAACACCACCACTGTATATATATCCAGTAGAATCTCTAGCAACTACCGTATCTCCTATATTACACGTACTTGCAATTACGTCCCATGTGGTAGAAGCGGATCCATTGTAGTTGTTTCCAGATAAATAATTGCCCCGAACTAATGTTTGACTTACTTGCGTAGCTGTGCCTTGAAAAATAGACGCTACAATAGTTCCAGATCCCACATCAATATTTGAATTATTGGTTGTAAGAATTCCATCTATATTAACATTACCAAAAACATCAAGTTTGTAATTTGGTTGAGAAACGCCTATTCCAATATTACCATTATTAGCAATTGTTAAAGCCAATCCAGTTTCTCTATCATAAAATTCTGCGACAGGTTGAGGACCTGTTTGGGTAACTTTTAAAGCGGGTCCTGTACCTGCGTTTTCCACAACAATTTGTTCAGTATTACTTGTAACTGTATTTAAAGTGGTATAATCTCCCACAACTGTAAGATTGCTTGTAAATAAATGACCTAATATATCTATATTTCCATTTACAATCCCGCCTGATTTTGGAAGAGCAGCTGCTGCTAAATCGTAGGCTGTTTTAATAGCTGTTGCGGATGCTGCGATGGTTGAACTAATTATAGAAACACTATCTGTAATAGCCTGACCGGATAATGAAACCACATCAAGGTTACTAGTTATTATGTCTTGGCTTCGCATGGTACCTTGAACGTCCAATCGATATTCGGCAAAATAAGTTCCAATACCTACATTATTAGAGCTATAAAATAATGTATTTTTATCTAAATTACTAGACCAATAGGCTTCGCCGCCGCCACCAATTGCTCCCCATGTATTTCTTGAATAACCTTCAAATGTTCCAAGTTCTGTATTGAAACGAATCATACCATCTGCTTCAATTGGACGATCGCTATTAGAACCTTTTGGCAGCTGAATTGCATCTTTTGAGCGAATATCCAGGGAAACCAATGGATTATTTGTACCAATTCCTATATTACTATTTCGAATCGTCATTACATCAACACGTGATCGCCCAATTAAATTAGGGACGGATGCCGTATTTGATCCATCACCTACAGTTGTAAAGCGATGAATACCTGCGGAATATTCTTTATCCACATAGACGATATTTCTAGACGTCATTACTCTATTTAACCTGATGTAAATTTTATTTAGAGGAATGAACCAAAGACATAAATAGAACCTAAAATGTATGCTTATTCTCTTTCAAATGTATTAGATTCAAATCTTTGCGAAGATATTATAAAGCGTTTTGATAACGATCCCTTAAAAAAAAGTGCTGATTTAACTTATAAAATAGGTTTAGAGTTATCTATTTCCGAATCAAAAAATTGGGAGGATATTGATAAAATAATTTATACTAAATTACAAGCATCTTTTGTGGAATATTTAAATCACCTTGGTAAAACGATTCCTAATTTTAAATTTTTTGAAAAATTATCGGATAAAGGTTATATTATAGAAAAAATTCCAAAAGAACTTGGATATCATTTGTGGCATAGTGATTTAGGTATTTATACAGGAAGCCCTTCATTATTACGTCTAATCGGATTTAAATTTTGTTTAACGGATATAATCCATGAAGATTTTAGAGGTATTCATAAATATTCTACGGGTTCAATTATTTTTTACCCAGCGTGTTGGACATATTTATATCAAATTCCAAAACCAGAAAATGACCATTATGCCATCTGTGGATTTATGTGTACTCAATAACTTCATCATACTTTTTAAATAAAAAGGCTTAAGCTTTCATAATATAAGCCAGAGCATAATAAGGTGGTAAAATACTAAAAGCTGTACTTGAACCAGGACCATTACCTGATGTAAAAGTATGTGAATGCGACCCGGCAGCATCTGTTTGAACACCACTACCATATTGATTTCCACCAGATCCATCCGCATCAAAATCTACTCTATAAACTGGTCCACCACTTCCAAAGTTTGCTCCTACATTTTGGTAATGTGTATGGTTACCTATAACATCTGTTGTACCACCATGAGCATGTGGAGGTAAATTTGCTGCCACTAAAGTTACTGATGTTGCTCCAGCAACTGCGCCGACAGCATATGTACTACCAGCACCTACAACAAAACGATCTCTTAAGTTAGGAGTACCACCGGTACCATCACACAGTAACCAACCAGTAGGTATAGTCGCAATACTTCCTGACCATAAAATGATTCCACCTCGAGGCATATAAGCATTTGTAACATTTCCAATTGTTAAATTAGTTGCCTGAATAGTTCCATTTACATTCATTTTATCAGTAACTACATCGGTTCCAATTCCAAGTCTACCATCATTTGTTAACATTAAAGCAATACCCGTTTCCTTGTCATAAAATTCAGCAATCGATTGATCGCCTCCTCCTTGAACCACTTTAATGGCTGGTCCAGAAGTATTATTTTCAATATATAATTGTTGTGAATTACTTGTTACTGAAGTAATACGAATAGATGAATTGGATAACCCAGATATTTCAGATGTTGCAACTTTGCCACTTATATGAATATTTCCAATCACATCTAATGGATAACGAGGCATAGTTGTTCCAATACCTATATTTCCTCCTGCCATCATATGGTGAGCGTGAAGACTTAGAAATTGATTTGAATTTGTAGAATTTACAATTTGTAAACCATTCGTTATATTATTTTTTTGTAATTGGGTTCCATCTAAGTCGATTGTATTACCTGATAAATATAAATCACGCCAACGTAAATTACTACCACCTAAATCATAGATTTTATTTAAATTTGGAACAACCGATCCATCTACAACCAAACGACCTAATTCGATATTACTGGTTCCAATACCAATATTTCCAGAAGTAAATATATTGCGCGCTGTAAAGTCAATGTCTACACCTGATTCTGATAATACTTTAATACCTCCAGTTGATGTATCTCTTGAAATTGTTGTTTCTCCTAAATTAATGGTATTTCCAGAAAGATATATATCTCTCCAACGATAATTGCTAGAACCTAGATCATACGCTACATTATAAGAGGGAAACAGATGTCCTCCAACCATTAACTTTGCCTCGCTAACATTGCTTGTTCCGATGCCAACATTTCCAAGTAAAAAGACATCAGTTAAATTCGCTGGGCGAAATAAAGTATCTGTTAATTGGACTATTTGATTAAATTGTATATCTGTTTGATCACTATATGGTAAAACCTGTGGCCATATTACTAAATCTATTAGGCTACCATTTGGTAAATACTGTTCTGTAGTAACAGTAAATGTAGTTTTATTAAATAACATATCATATTCATATATTAAATCATAATCTTTTACATTTGAAGAATAGTAGAAATAAAGAGCATCATTTACAAATAATTGAACATTGCTAGCACTGGCACCATAAATACCATTCATTGAAAGAATTAATGTATTAATAGTAGATTGTTCAATATAACTTGTATAGCGTATTGGAGGCAATTGATAACGATTATTAAATCCATCTAATAAATGAATATTTGAAGCATAAATAACAGTAGCTCCTATGTCACCTTGAACATCTAATTTATGTGTTGGAACATTCGTACCGATACCAACATTTCCAGAAGGAATTAAATGTACATCATTTCCAGTACTTGTCCAATATAGATCACTTAAAGAACGCCAATTATTTTCAGTATAACCTTCAAAGTCTTGAGTTTCTGTATTATAACGCATATAACCATCTCGTCCAAATGGGCGATCACTGTTACTACCTCTTGGTAATGGTAATGCGTCACTTGCGGATAAATCAAATTTAACACGAGGATATGTAGTTCCAATACCAATATTACCTGAAACAATGAGATCCCCAATAATGTCAACTTCTTTTCGAGGTGCTTGGGTTCCAATACCAAGTGTATAAATTGGATCTAAATATACTTGTGTTTCGCCTGTAAATTTCCAGGGTTCAGCTATAAATAATTTAACTTGTTGATATACTTGACCTTCTACTGGAGTGGATTGTTGTACCAATTGGGGCCAGACAATAATATCAATAACGCTACCATATTTAACGTATTCTACCAATTTAATCACATAACTAGTGGTAGGAGGCTCATCTGTGTATTGAATTGTCATATCATAATCTTTAATGGTGGGTGTATAATAACTTAACATTGTTTGACCATAAAAGACCTGTGCGTTACTTGCGTGACCGCCATAGATACCATCGGTGGTTAATATAAACGTGTCGTTACTTGCTTCGTTTACATAAGTAATTTGTCTGATCGGATTAATTTGAATACGTTTTCTAAATGTGTTTGCGTCAGTTGTAAATTCTAAAGATCCCATAACAAAAACATTACTTGTAGAAAGAGTATCTGTAATATTTGTATTTCCAACAACATGTAAATTATACTCTGGATTACTGGTGTTAATACCAATACGTTGATTTACAATAAGATCCCCACTATGGATATCTAGTTTCTTCCGAGGAATGGTAGTTCCCATTCCCACATTCCCTTGGAGTATATTAAAGACTTCTCCAAGTGTACGGGTAGTCATTCTTATTCAATAAAAACAATTTAAACAGTGTTATTTTTACGAAAATAAAAACAATTTAAACATTGTATTATCTACCTTAAAAATAAGTGTGGTATGTCATATTCAACAAATGATAATTTCTATATTGATACTGAAACATCAATTGCGAAGATTCAAGGAAATTTAGATTTACAAAACTCAATTCGTTTTAATAAAACGGAAAATGAAGAAGGTATTGTTATACAAGCTAATATTATAAAAGATCGGCTTGTTGAAAAGCTTTATATAAATAATGAATATGGTACAAATTTTAATACAAAAATATTAGATAATTTTGTAAATTCAAATAATTTATCAATAAATATATTAAATATTAATATTTCTGAAAATAATACACAACTTATATTAAATTTATATAATAAAACCACTGAAAATATTATTTTATTAATAAAAAATAATAATTATATTACGATATCATCATCTAATAATATATGTTTTAAATTAGATACAACTTTTCATAATTATGAATCAATAACATCATATGTTCCTTATAGTGGACAAAGTTATCAAAATTTAAATTATAATCAAATAAATCAATTTGATTATTTTAATGGTTTTGCATATGGAAGTAATAGTATGTTTTACGAAAGTATAAATAAAGGAATATACATTAATTCACCACTCGGTTATTTAACAAAAAGATCAACTGAAAATATTATTTCATATGGTATTTATTTAAAATGCGATGGTTCTTATATTACTGATTGTATAGTAAATAATACAACTGAAATTTATACTACATTATATCGTAACATAAATAAAAATAATTTAAAATTTACAAACGTAGAAGATATACCTTTTTATAATTATTCAATTAATATACCAATTACTCAAAATAATTATTATATTTTATTAACATCTCATTTAATAAGCGATCCCACCCAACATAATTTTATAAAATATATAGCTACAAATGGTAATCTAAATGTTATTAATTATCCAAAATTATTAAAAATGACAGATGGATTTATAAGCTACTTTTTAACACGTACAGATATTTTAACACCGATTACAATATATAGTATTCAATATGATCAAAATAGTGGTTTATATAATTATATACAAGATAAACATTTAAATGAAAATATAATAATTCCAGGAACAACCTTAGCGGATACATATCAATATATTCTTATTAAATTTAATAATGATGGAGTATATCAATGGCATGTAAGAATTGTTTTAAAATCTATAAATAAAAATATACAAGATCCTATATATGTAATTTCTCATGAAAATAATGAAATAACAGTTTCATTAATAAATCTAACAATTACGGATTGTATTATTTATAATTCTGATAAATCAACAAATATTATAACAAATATTTATAATAGTTTTATACGTTTTACAGAAAGAGGAAACTATAAATGGGCTTCTAAATATAATAATGTTAAGACTTTATATAATCATAAATTATTATTAACATCTTATACAAGTAATTCCTTCTTTGCTAATATATTGTATGATAATACTGTAATCGATAAAACAATTAATACTTATAATTCAGATGGTACTATATTTAATTCATTCAATATTCTAAATGATGTATATACAAATAATATTATATATTATGATACAAATGGTCGTGTAAAACATACAAATAATTATATATATAATTATAACACATCAATAAATAATTTAGAACTACAAACCTTTATAACATCTGATATGAATAATAATATTATATATGGACAACATAATTTATCGTTAAATGATAATGCTTTAATTACATATACAGATGGATTTTTAAATACGAATAATAATAATTTTATTTCAGCAAATAGTATTAATTTACTTTATTATGATTTAATTATTGAAGATATAGGTCAAAAGCAGCTTAGTTTTGGAAATAATATTCGTGTATTAAACTTTCAAACAACCGATTTAAATGTAACTGGGAATATTTTGTTAGAAAAAACTCTTCTTTTAAAAAATATAATATTATCTAGTAATTTATTATTAAATGAAGATTCTAGAATAGGAATTGGTACAATAAATCCTCGTGAATCGATAGATATAGTTGGAAATACATTAATTAATGGTAAAATTGGTATTGGTACAAATATATTAGAATCAAGCTTAAATATTACAACTATTAATAAAAATCCTATCAGTATTAATAATCAAAAAATTATATATTATCCAACAAGTGGTTTTTTTAATAATGGATATATAACTACTGGAGCATTTATAGCAAGTATTGATTCATCTAATGATATTTTAGAATATCCCTCACCACAAGGATCTACTTATGGGGGTAAAAGTATTTATTTATCAAGCAGTGATAATAGATCATTTTATGGTAAACAAAAGGCTTTTGATAAAGATACTTCAACGAGTTGGATTACAACTTATAGTAGATATGATACAACAACTGGAATTGCAACAAGTGTAAGTCCTACTACTACAACTGTATCAAGTATTAATTATAATGGCGAATGGATTGAAATGTACAATGATCGTAAATTATCATTAAATAATTATACAATTAATACGAAAGATATGTTGATTTATCCGGAGGTTGGTTTAGGTTATGGTAGCCCTGTATCACGTCCTGGTTCGTGGATAATTGCTGGATCAATTGATAAAACAGTTTGGACGCTGATTGATAAAAGAACTAATTATTTAATTATAAATAATAGTAATTTTATTGTAAATCATGTAAATAATTATAATTATTATAGAATGATTATTACAAATGCTGCAATTTATCAAGGTATTTTTGGAGAAACCTCATATAGTAGTATGATTGGTATAAATGAATTATTTTATAATTTAAATAATACTGAAAAAAATTATCCAGAATATAAATTTTTAAATGTTAACTATAAAGTTAAAGCAAATTCAATCTATCGTTATGGTTATAATGACAGTAATCAATATTTACCAATAAATATTGTAGATGATAATAACGTGGGATATTGGCGTTCTGGAAGTAATGAATTTATAAATACAAAGGATAGTAAAGAAGTAATAATTGAAATAGATATTCATAAAAATACTATTATAAATCAATATTCATTAACTGGACAAAATATTTTTACATATCCAACAAAATGGATCTTTGAAGGATTTACAAGTTCATCAAATTGGACAATTTTAGATACACGCTTATTAAATAATATATCCTCTTTAACAAATTCTTATAATTTGGAATCAACTTTTGAATATTATAAATATCGTTTTAAATTTTATCGAAATAATTCAAGTTATTTAAATTTTTTAGAACTAAAAAAAATACAATTTAATTATGTTAATATTATTTCAACTTTAAATATAACTTCAAATAATGATATAAATTTAAATGGTACTGTTAATCATACTGGAATATTTAATTTTAGTGGTATAGTTAATATAAATGGTAGTATTAGTAGTAGTTTATATAATAAAGTTTATTACCCTGGTTCATATACTATTGAAAAACCATTAGATGGATATCATACAATGATGGTTAAAATGTGGGGGGCGGGTGGAGGTGGTGGCAGTGGTACTATTTCCACAATAGGAGTTGCTGGACAAGTATATGGAGGATGTGGTGGCGGCGGGGGTGGAAGTGGATCATATGTAGAATTTAGTTTACCACGTCATTTAATAGAATATTCAACTATACAATTAACAGTAGGAACCGGAGGAAATGGTGGTGCCGGACAAAGTTTATTTGGAGTTACTATTCCAATACAAGGAGGATTGCTATATGGTAGTCCTGGTACTGTTGGTACAAATACTATTTTAACTTTAACAATGAATAATAGTTATAATGCTACTTGGACTGCTGGATGTGGAGGCGCAGGCAGTGGGGGAGCAGGGGCAGGCGGCACAGGAGGGGTAGCTGGAACTGTTATAGGAGCAATAGTTGGTATTGGAACATCTTACAGTGGTCTTGCTGGTTCTGCAGGTGGAACAAACGCAGCTGCTTTAAATGGAAATCCAACAGGTACTACAATAGTTTCATTAGCGGCAAGTAGCGGCGGTGGCGGATCAGGTGTTCCAGCAAACGTAGCACAAACATCTGTACTGGGAACATACGGTGGATATTCAACCAAGCCATATGTTTTTTTATCAGGTTCATCTACATTACGTTCAACACCAGACACTGTGTCTGGCGATACTTTATCAAGCTATGGTTATAAAGGATTTGATTTTCAAAGTACTCAATCAGGAGGATCTGGTGGGGCGGGTGGATATGGTGTAATTTATAATCTTAGTTCAACTATAAATCTAAAAAATGGAGGAAATGGCTATAATGGAGGTAATCCAGGGGGCGGAGGGGGCGGTGGCGGTGCTGTTTCATTAACTACTTCTGTGTTAAATTCAACAAATAGAGACAGTTCATCGCGAAGTGGATCAGGTGGTTCAGGTGGAAATGGTATGGCGATTATAACATTTTATTAAATTATTATTTTTAGATATTTATATTTTATTATAATAAATTTTTGCTTAAACAATATATTCTCTGACCAAATAACAGAGGTTCTGACACATGTCAACGAAAAATCCAGAGTATTATACCTATCGACCTAGTAAACTAAAGGTGAGTCGGCTGGGTGTTAATATTTCTCAAAAAATGAATGATAATTTAAACTTAGATACGTCTCAATATATGATTGTTGGTGAACATTATGTTAACCAAAATGGATCTACAAGTAATACATATTCATTAATTGTTGATGAAGATGGTATTGCTGTAAATACCAGTTTAGATCATAGACGACAAAATCGCAACGATTATCCTGTTCAACTTCATGGAACAGTTTATATTGATGGAAATGTAATTATTACAGGTGTTATTGCTGGCAGTAATAGTAGTAATATTTTAGGAGGTACTAGTAATTTCTGGAATTGGGCAGGTAATAATAATATTTACTATGACGGAAAAATAAATATTGGTAATTACGAAGATGCAAATGAAAATCAATATTCATTACATATCGCAGAACCGTCAAATAAAGATATCAATAAAGCGCAATTATCCATTGAAAATCGTCAACTTAGTGAATTCCGTACAGCAATTTTAGGAAGTGCATCAAATTCACCAATCATATTGAATACATCTGAAAAAACACCTTTCGAATTTCATGTAGGACGTAAGAAATCATACTTTGATCCATTGTATTATCGTTCTTATTCAAATGAATACGATGAATGGGTTGAAAATGAACCCACTGATACACCTCAGTATAAAAATGTATTTGAAGCACCCCATTTAAATATAGATGAAAATGGAAATGTAGGTATTCGTACAAGTTTTAATCCAAAGATTCCCTATATATTAAGAAAAACAAATCCACAATATCCTGATTCAATTGTTTATCCAAGTGTGTATGAACCCATGTCATTACATGTCGAAGGTCCAATGTATGCGAGTAATATATTAATTTATGATTATGAAAGCAGTACCCCTAAAAATTTGGATGAATTATTTATACGTAAATTGGGTGAAACAATTTATGCCTGTAATATTATTCCCGGATATTTTTCAAGAGGTTATTTTGAATTCAGATCTAATGTTGCCATTATGACATGTAATGTCGATGAATTTGCCCTACTTGTAAATGGAAATATTAAAACCACTTCCAATCTCTATATTGAGGGAAATGTATATAACGAGGGTGACTTTGAGGGTGAAAATATTTATATTCGTAATAATGGATCGTTTAGCAATAACGTCGTAGTACAAAATAATATATATTTTAAAGCAAATCTCTTTAAAGAACGTACCAATCCAGAAACGGGATCTAATGAATGGGCAATGATTCAGTTTGATTCTAGCTTTTTCCCAGAACAATCCTTTTCAAATATTTATTATATTGGTGATGGGATTGCTACCGTAGGACGTATGGGAGTCGGAGTTATTCCAAATAGAGATGAAGTAAATCATCAATTTGTTGTTCGTAAAAGAGATTCAAGTATTTATGAAATAGAATTAACAGATCGTAATGAACGTTTAGATCGTACAGCTTATATAGGACATCCAAATGTTCATCCAGATCGCCGTGAAGATGGTAGTTTGGTATTTGTTACACCTGGACCGACGGATGTAAATTATAATAAGTTTTATAACTATGCGCCTCAAAATATCTATTTCTATGCTGGATATGAACGTACCATTTCAACATTTCAGATTGAAAATAGCAATGCGCCAACATTAGGTGTATTTACAGGAAAACGTGTAGGAATTAATACATTTAATCCACAAGAAGCACTTGATGTTCATGGTAATATTCAAGTAGATGGTGACATGTATTTTAAACGAGCTGATTTGTTAGATCCCATTAAATTAGGTCTATGGAAAGCTCGTCATTATAGTTTCATAGATGCTGGACCAAATATATATGATGGCATTGAATATTTTGATGAATCGGCGCCCCATGTAGGCATTAATACAATTGCTCAGTCTGACTATGGCTTAGTGGTAGGTGGTAAAGTAATGTCTTTGAATGGATATTATACAAAGGAAGGGTATAAGTTTGTTCCATGGTATGAACCACGTTCTTTCCGTAATAAGCCTTTACCTCCAGTAGAAGATCGCTTTTCAATGGGTAAAGTGGGTGTTGGTTTACGAGTGCCTGAAGCAACACTACATCTAAAAGATACGTCGAGTGCAACCTCTCTAAAATTATCTCAAGGAAACTACACGCCCAGTACGATTTTACAGATGGAGGGTATGTCTCATAACTATATGTTCCATCTTCAAGATATGAAAAATATTCTAGAAATTTATTATGGAAACTCGAATGAAATCTATACATCTTCATCAAACAGACCCCTTATTTTAAAGAAAGGTCTTCAACATCAAATGATAATTAATTCAAATCATTCTTTATTAACAAATGATACTGATGTGTTACTTGTAAATGGTAATATGAAAGTGTTTGGAGATATAAATGTAACTGGACAATATAAAATCAATGCGGCAGGTATTCAAATTACAAATAGTCAAGCAGAATATAGCCCAAGTGATAATCCAGATGATATTTTCATTGCTGGAGCGGATATTTTAATAAACCCAAATCAGTCTCAAGCAAAAGGTATATTTATAGGATACGATGAAGAACAATTAAATAATTATAAATCAAGTATTTATTATTCACCTTTAAATGTTTTACAACGTGCGGATAATCCATCCTATTTAGTAAGTAAATTTACATCTATTGGGGAAACAGCATTAATACAATTAGAAAGTATTAAGAAAAATGTTGTATTAAATTTTGGTATTACAGAATACAATGATTTATCTTTCTTTACAAATCAAAACAGATCAAGACCTTTATTCGCATTTCAAAATGATGGTATTGGCGGATACTCTGTAGGGTTTGGAACAACACAACCTGTTTCAGCTCAAGTACAGATTTTTACAGATTATATGATGGGTAGCAATCTATTAAAAATAACAAAACGTACAAATGTTGATTCTCCTGGGGCAGGTGCTGGTATGACATTTGAAAAAGTAATTGGATCCGATAAATATCAATGGGCTTTAATGGGTCCTGAAGAAAGTTATGAACAAAAACTCAGTTTATATTACAAAGATTCAACATTAGATAAAGAATTGTTTACATTTGCTAAAAATGGTTGCTTTGGTATTGGTCATTCAGAGCCTACATTTGCGATTGATATTGCTACAGGAGAATTAGGGTCTATTCGGATGTTACAATCAGATCCAGCAGTAGCGAAACCTCAATTGCTATTCCAAAGTGGTTCAAATCAATATGGTGCGGATTATGCTACAGATTTCCGTATGTATGCTTATTCAAATAATTTCTATTTAGATATGCAGGATATACGCATTGGTCAAAAGCCACTCTTTCATTTTACATCCAACACAGCTTTAGGTATTCATCAACAAGCGGACAGTCGTTATAATGTAAGTATTAATGGAACTTTAAACGTATCTCGTGATATATATCTAAATGGTCGCCAAATTTTTTCGGCGGGTGATGCTGAAGCAGATTTAGGTACATTTATTCGCGGTATTAATATTTTTATGATTCCTGAAGTTTCAAAAAATGGAGGTATTGTATTTAACCATAATGGTGCTACAAGTAACTTGTTTTATATGGCAAGTGGAAGAGATGGAAATATGATGGTATTAGATTCTGAATTGCCGGAAGCTCAAATTCATTTCCGTAATAGAGAGGAAGACAATACCCGTCATATTTATCGTTTAGCATCCAGTAATGAAAGCTTTATTTTAGAATACAACAGTAATAATATTTACGATACACGTGAATTTAATGATAAACACGTTGGTTTCTTACGTGTAGTAGAATGGACTCCTGTTGAAAAAAATAAGTTTGATATGTCATTGGATGCAAATATTCGTATGGATAAAAATTTAGATCCTAATATATATTTACGTACTTCTACAATAGGTCATAGTAATACAAGTCTCTATTTATTACCAGAGAAAGGTATTAGCGTTGGAACTAAATTCGCAGATGCTAAATTCCATGTATATAATGAGGATGCTGGAATGCCTACATTATTATTAAAACAATCCGGTACTGGCGCGCTCATGCGATTGATACAAAATGAATCTGAAAAATTAGTTATTGATAAAGATGGACGTATTGGTGTTGGTGTTAAAAATCCCAGAGCAGCAATTGAAGCAAATGGTGCCATTTTTGTAAATAATGGATCTCAATTCTTACCTACTTATAGTTTCCGTGAAACATCCAATACAGGTTTATTCTTAGATGCTTCTTTAAATCTAAATACGAGCACCAATGGTGTTACGCGTATGACATTTGAACGCAATGGTAATATAGGTATTGGTACAACAACCATCGGAGCTCATGTTCATCTTTACAATGAAAATACAACTGTCTTACGCTTAGCAACATCCAATGCGAATATATTAGAATGTTTTAATGAAACAGTGCGAACTATTATCGATAAAAATGGTAACATAGGTATTGGTACAACAATTGCGATTAGTCCACTAACAATCAATGGTATTTCCACGTTTATTGGGGACATTTTGCCGTCAAGTAATGTCACATATAATCTGGGTTCTAGTAATTTAAGATGGAAAGATCTATATATTTCAGGAAATACAATTGATGTAAATGACATATGTATTCAGAAAACAAATGAAGGTGCTTTTAAATTTAACCATCAATCAAATGATTCACTTGTAGGATTAGTAAGTAAAACGCTACAATTGGAGCATTCTGATGTAGAACATACGATCTTTACAAAAGATGAATCCAGTACAGTTCCTTATTTTGTAACTAAAAATACAGCTACAGGATTAAGTGAAACATATAAACCAATTGTTCTAAATACTCGCTTAAATACAATTGGCATTGGGACAGAAGCTTCTTCTGGTATATTACATATTTATGGCAATAGTAATATTCCAACGGTAAGCCTTCAATCCGATGGTGCTGGACATGCTTTACAAATTAGAGGTTCTGATTTTATAGAAATAGGAGGAGCTTTTGATTATCATATTAATTCTACTGGTGCATTAGATATTGGTTATGGTCATCAAGATCATATTGGAACAACAGCTATTGTAAATATTAATGAAAATCGTTATCGTCATGTGTTAATAACCAATCAAAAGAATGAAGCTTATTGTCACTGGGTTATGCAAACAAATGGTGTTACGAAATCAGTGTTTGACGCGTATGGTAATCTAGGTATTGGTACAGGAATGCCTACAGCAGCACTTCACGTAGAAGGTCGTACTGAATTAAGATTATCAGACATTTCACAAGCAGCATTATGTGTTGATGGTGTTGCGGATTTTAATAGTAATGTGTACTGTTATCAAAATATTGAAGTTACTGGAGATACAATATGTCATGGAAATGCAATTCAAGATTCAGATATTCGTATTAAGAGTGATTTAAAACCAATTGAACAAGCATTGGATAAAATATGCCAGCTAACCGGTTATACATATTTTAAGATAAATCAAGAATTACGTCAAACGGGTCTTATCGCGCAAGAGGTTCAAAAAATATTACCAGAGGCTGTAACTGAAAAAGATGATGGTGTATTGGGTCTTGCTTATGGTAATTTAATGGGTTTAATTGTGGAAGGTATTAAAGAACTAAAGACGCAATTAGATGAAATTAAAACAAAAATAGAAAAATAATTATTAAATAACTTGAATAGTTCCATGCGAACCAGCAATGATCTGAATAGATCCTAAAGTTTGCGTACATGCTACACTAAGACGCAATGTTCCTTGAATAGATGTAGAAATAGTTCCATGAATATAAATGGGGTAATTAATTTTTTCAACACTTACACCTGTTGTGGATAAAATGCCACCTGACGCTGTAAATACTTTTACTATATTTGAACTAGATCCAGTATATATATTTGTTGAATAAACCATTGAGGAAGCAACGCCGGAGTATTCTACAGAAATAGAAATACCATCTGCGATGGTATCTGCTTGATGATATAATATATAATTAAATGAATAAATAATATTTTGTTCTAACGAAAAAGACATATTTGGATTGACAGGTACGGTTCCTGTAATTGTTAATACAGATCCGAGACGTTTATTTTGACCTCCTAATAAATTTATATTCGCATTTGGTAAATTAAGTGTTAAATTGGTTCCAACAATACTATAGGCATTTAATGTTATTTTTCGTGTTGTGTCTGTTGGATTTGCGAGTGTTAGAGAACCTTCAAATAAACTATTTCCAATTGTATATAATTTTTCTTTTGCGATGGTTGTACCAATACCAATATTTCCTGAAATAATTAAATTTCCATTATTAATATCCATACGTTGACGAGGAATAGTAGTTCCTACACCAACTGTACCAGACATAATCATACTACCAGCCTGAATATCTAAACGCTGACGGGGGATAGTTGTTCCAATACCTAAACTATTTCCGATAACAACTGATTGTAAAATATCAAGTGATTGACGTGGAATTGTGGTACCAATACCAATATTACCTTGGTTACTAATACGTAAACATTCCATATTACTAGTAGCAATATAAAACTCGCAGTTGGATGTTTTAATAAACGCATTACTACCATATCGTGTATTGTCGATACCAAAAAATACAGCACGTTTATTATTTTCTATTTGAGATTGTAAAAATAATCCAATATCACCATTGCTATTATTTTGTTCTAAATAAATACGATTGTCCTGATATAAATTAGAAGTATTATAAATTTCAAGTGGATATCTACGAATATTACTTCCAATGGATATTTTTTCAGCAGATAAATGATTTAATACACGTGTATCATATTCAAAAGTAATTGTTTCAGATGCTTGATCGAAACGGGCGTATACCATTTATATTTGGTGTAACTCTTATTTATGGAATGTATTATAATTCTGCGTCAACAGACCATTGAAAACAATAATTGCGCGCTGCTTGCGTGGGTACATTGAAATGATAGCTAAAATTATTTTGAGATTTTTCAGCAAATAAAGTACCATCTGTACTATAATAGATTGGATTATTGATAAATAATGAAGCATTGAAAGGTGATGTAACTGAACGAATACCTAAACGTCCAGCTTCAGTTGTAGGGGAATACCATACACCGTTCCATGCTGATGTACGTTTAGAAACTCTAAAAGGTATAGTTCCGGCAACTGTATCATTTACAGTAGATGGGAAAAATACCATATTCATACCATCTTTTGTATTTGTCTGTAATTTTATTTCATAAGGATATGATTTTTCAAAGTAGCGTTTGCATAAATCAAGTTCAATGTAAAAGGGTCTATATTCATAATTAGTTGATAATGATCCTACTTCAACTTGTAAATTATTTAAATAAAAATTTGTATTAATTGTTCCAATATAAGTTGTATGATTTCCTCCAATAATCGCATAATGTGTTGTATTTAACCATTTATTAGATTCCGTTGAATTTATTAAAAAATTAGTTCCAATGCCTGTATTTAATTGAATCCAAATACCTGTATCATTACTTGTTTTCCAATCTCCGTAAAGGTCACCATTAATAATATAATTGTAACGTTCTGGATATACATTTTGGGTAACATCTATTTCACGAATAATTGATCGAGTTTTATTGTGATTATGTACAGATAAATAATATTTAGCAATCACATCACTTTTTAGTAAAAAGGAAATTGTAATAGGAGCTGCATTTGAGGTTCCCCATGATAATTTGTTAGTAATATTTGCTTCAATTTTATGATTTAAAATAGAATGATAACTAGATACACCAATCACAGATGTAGAAACACCTACTTTTGAATTAAAGTAATTGGCTGAAAAAATATTACTTTTTGAAATATTTAATACAGCAGTTGAGTTTTGAATATCTGTAAAATGGCGATCTAAACAAAAACTTTGCATCATTGACGTATTTTGATTAATAAATATATTAGATCCATAATAGCGTTGTTCAATAGTCATATCTCCATTTATAATAAAATTACGATAAGGAAAGAAATTTATAGCATCCATATAAGCAACAGTTACATTTCGATTTATATATAATGGAAATTGAGAAGTCGGTGTATCTATTGATATATATCCGTCGCCTTTATTTAAAGATGTATCATTTAATTTAAAATTGACTTTACCGTCTGGCGTTTTAATATTTAATTCTTTTAAATAAATACTATTATATGGTATACTATCAGTCCCAATATTAGTATTTGAACTATATGTAGTTATGTTACATGTTTGTATATCACCAATAATATAAGTATTTCCTTCTAATTTTGTTAACCCAGCTGAATTAAATGTATACGCTGAATCATAAGTGTTATTTAATGTAATTGATCCATTATTTATAATCAATTTACTATTTTCAATGGCAATATTATTATTATATATTGTTAAATTACTAAATGCGATATTTGTACCAATACCTATGCTACCCGTAATAGAATCTTTATATAAAATATTATTTGATTGATTATTTACAAATAAACCACCATATATAGATAAAGTTGTATTTTCATATACAGAAGTAGTACCAATACCTATATTTCCAATCATAAGGGTAGATCCAGTTCCGTTTGTATTTAAAGCATCTATCGTAAAACGAGGCGCGGTTGTTCCTATTCCTAAAGACCCATCACGAATACATATATTACCATAATTCAAATCAAGACCTTGTTGAGGTGTTTCTGTACCAATACCTATATTACTTGTAATTAAATTACCTACTTTACATTTAGCAAAATTTCCTGAAATTACATTTATAACATTAATACCAGCATCTGTAGGATAATTATTTTTTTCTATTTTAACATTATTTATATTAACTGTGCTCGCTAAATAAATGTCTTTGAATCGTTTTAAACTGGATCCAATATTATTAATATTATTTTGAGCACTTAAAATATTACCATCTACTAACAAATTTCCTATTATATGTAATTTTTCAAGAGCTTCTTGATTTGAAAGACCAATGCCTAAATTGCTTCTATATAAATTTAATTTTTCTGTAGTAATTGAAAAATTGCCTATTTCGTTTGATGTAATTGTACCCTCAACGATATTACTATTATAAATAGAAGCAATCGCCAATTTATCAAAGGTTACATTTTGATTTAAAATATTACTACTGATAACACAATTCGCTCTTAAATTACGAGTGGCAATAATATTATTACGTAAATTAATATTATCAATCATATTAAATGCTAATTTTTCAAAGGTTACTGAATTATCTTTATATTTACGAGTTTCAATACTATTATCAGCTAAGGATTCCTTACTACCAGCAATATTAGAAGCAGATAATTGTCCTGTAATATAGATATCACCTTCAACAATAATTCCTCTACGATTGACTAATAATCCTCCATCCATTTCACCATAATTACATCCCACGTACAAAATTTCATTTTTCATTTTAAGTTTTGTAGGATAAATGCTATTATCTACGATTTTTTCATTAACAATTGAATTAATACCTAATTTAGCTGTATTAATTGCTCCATCAATAATATTAAATGTTCCAATAACATTACATGTAATACTTAAACTACCCACATCTGCTCCAGCTGTAAAAAGATCTGTATTACATCCGCCAATAAAATTTCCACGAACAATTAAATCCCCATCAATGACAACCCGTTTTGGATAACGTATACCTCCATCAAATATATTTAACCATTGCGAAGGATAAGCAACAATATTTTGATAATAATAACCCGATGAAAATATTGTATCAGCTGTAACGTAAGGCCATATAGCTAAATGGATAACATCTTCTGTTAAAACAGGTTCTGTTAAAGTTAAATTAAAAGTTGTACGATTTTCAGTATAATTGTAACTATATGTTATATCATAATCTTTTACTAAATCACTTTCATATATATATTTTGTACCATTAATAAATACATCTACATTACTAGCTTCTACTGTATATCGTCCAGCCGTACTGAAATCAAAATCAGTTGTAGGTGCTGTAATAACTTTTGTGTAACGAATTGGACTTGGTTGAAGTGCCTTACGAACAGTAAATGAATCATCATTTCCAATTCCTTTAATTGGAATAACTTGTAATCCAGATGTTTCTAAGCTACCAAACTCAAGTACATGACCTTTACCTCTTACAGCAATAATATAGTCGGTATCGGCAAGTGAGTCCACAAAAAATTCAATCATTTGTGTTGAAATACCGGGACTAATTGTACGAACTTCCATAGTAATTAATGAAAAAGGGTCTTGATCGCTTGTGAATGTATCTGGATTTTTAAAGCGGTATAGACATATTTCCACCCAATTTTGATTATCAATAAAAATATAAGGAGATAGATTACGATAAGGTATATTTGCGAATAATAAATAACGACCTGGACGTGTTTTTACACTATACAAAATACGATTAGTAACATTTGTATCATTTGTAATAACTGTTTTTAAACGTTCATTTCCAGAGTTATATAATTCGATTTGTAAAAAACTATTTGCTGCGACACCTCCATAACTAATGAAATCACTCGCATATACTTTACCAGCAAAAGCTGAATTACCTTGGACAAATAATTGATAATTTGTTAGTTCATTGGATGAATCAGTACCAATACCAACAGAATTCAAATAATAAATATTAGAAAATGTATAATTATTTATATTTGATGTATAATTGGATCCTTGTAAAAAGCGAAACTGACTTTCACGATATTCTTCATTATTATGAAAAAGGCGATCACTAAAAACAACATCACCGCGGACATCTAATTTTTTTGTAGGCGCGGTTGTTCCAAGACCAACATATGTTGATGAATTTTGAATTAAATTAGAAGATAATACAATATTTTCTAATATATAAATATTCGATGAAGTATGATATGTCGTTATTTTATTCAATGATGTAGTTCCTTCAATATCTAAATTTGTACGGGCGCGACTTGTATTGATACCTACATTTAAATTGCTTGTATTATCACGATAAAATATAAAACCATTATTACTCAAACCCATAACAACTCCATTTCGTGGTATATTTGAATCATAAAAACGCATATAAGCATCATTGGATGTGTTTCCAATAGTAAATATTTCAGGAGAAGATGACGACAAAATGTCATATATATGACCACCTAAGATATCTCGTCCGGTTGCCATAATAACTGCTATTTGTTAAGTATATTTTTTCCTAACTGTTTTCAACCTAATATAAAATAATTGGTTTAAAGATTGCTATTATATATTTTTTATTATGGAGAATAGTCCTAAGAAAGTTATTGTAATTGCTCTTCCAGGTAACCATTATTCTGGAACATTTTTAATGGCATGGACACGTGTAATGGATACACTTTGGAAACGTAACTATGAAGTAGTTGTTTTAAACCGTTATTCTAGTTTTGTAAGTTTTTCACGTATGCAAACCCTTGGTTTAGATGTTCGCCGTGGTCCAAACCAAAAACCTTTTGATGGAAAGCTTAAATATGATGTATGGTTTAGCATTGATTCTGATGTTATATTCAAACCTGAACAAGTAATTGAAATTATTGAAAATATTGATATCCATCCAGTGGTATCTGGTCTTTATATGATGGCGGATCTTACACACTTCCCATGCATTTCCAACTGGGATGAAAAATTCTTTGAAGAAAATGGTACTTTTCAATTCCTAAAGCCCGAAGATATTGAAAACTATAAAAAGGAAACACAACAAAAATTTATGCCAGTTGTTTACAATGGTATGGGATTTTTCGCATGCCGTTATGGTGTAATTGAAGATATGAGTTACCCTTACTTTTGGGATGAATTACAAACTATCAAAAATGAAAGTGGTAATGTAGTTATGCAAGATATGTGTTCTGAAGATGTAGCGTTTTGCCGTGGTCTTCAAAAAGCCGGTTATACAATCTATGTAAACTGCGACATTCGCGTGGGACATGAAAAAACTTTAATTATTTAATTTAATATATTATTGTTTTTATTTATATTATTTTTGTTTGTAAAATTATTGGTTTAAACAAAATAGTCTACTTTAAAAGTAGCTTAAAATGAAATTATTTATTCCAGTAATATGCTATAATCATATGTGTCATACATCATTTATGTTTTCTTTAATGAAATTGATATTGGTATTAAAAGAAATGGGTATTCCAGCATCTATTTTTCCAATAACATTCGATAGTTTAATTAATCGCGCGCGGAATGCTGCGGTTGCTTATTTTATGACGGATCCAGAACATACGCATTTATTATTCTTAGATGCCGATATAGAATTTGATGTAAAATATATCATTGAATTAATCCAAGCGAATAAAGAAGTAATCGGGATCGGTTATGCTCAAAAATGGTTAAATCAACAAAAATTAGAAAAGGTTTTCTCACAAAATCCAGTTCCTGAAAATCCATTCGAGCTGTGTACAAATGCCTCGATTCATTTGAAAATTGGAGAATCAGGACCCATACAGGAGGTAGATTATTGTACAACCGGTTGTCTTTTAATTCAAAGAAACGTCATTGATTTAATGATAAAACAATATCCAGAACGTTTTTATAAAAATGATATTGATGGCTATATGGGAGCAAATTCTGAATATTTTTATAATTTATTTCCCGTTGAAATTCATCCTGAAACAAAGCGATTTGAAAGTGAAGATTATGGATTTTGTCGTTTATGGAAAGCAATGGATGGTAAAATTTATGCATTATTAGATGCTTCATTAAAACATTATGGATGGTTCGCTTACCCAAATCATACAAAGCGTCAAATTGATTTTTTTACTACATAAATAATATCCATAAAAATCCTAAAATAAGTGCGGCAATAATTAATTTAGATGTATTTGATATTGGATATATATCTCCAAACCCTATCATTCCCGCAGAAGTGGTTGTATAATAGATACTATCCACAAATGTTAATTGACCAATATTATAATGCTTACCATATTGTGATATAATATAATGTATTATTGTAAACATAGTGATAAGTATAATCATATAGATGAATTTTAAAGAAAAGTGCGGTTTCATCTAATATGAAAAAGTATTATTTTTGTATAGCATTGAAATAGAGCAATGGTACAATCGGTGCTATTTGAAAACTTACCCTATACATCGAAGAAACATACCTTTCGTAATCGCGAAGAAGTTGTAAATTCAAATGTATTGGTGTTTAAAAATAGTCGTATCGGTATTGGAACTCAAGAACCTGAAGAAAATTATCGTGTTACTATTTCTGGTAATACTGTAATTCGTGGTACATTAACAGCAGAAATTTTAAGTTTTACAGCTAGTAATTTAAATCATTTAACTATTGATAATTTAGGTACAAAAGAGGGTATTAATTTGATTCAAAGAGGTTACGATCCTTATATTGTATTTCGTAGCAATGAAACATCTATTGTTAATATTATTGATGGAAATGGAAATGTAGGTATTGGTGAAGCTGCACCTCTTGAAAAATTAGTCGTTCGTGGTAAAATCATTGCGGAAGATTTATTACTGACCAGTGAATCAATTTATCAAAAACCGTTACAAGTTCCTCCCATCCATCAAACATTTATTGTTAAAGATCGTGCGGATGTAGAATTTATGGTAGAAACAACTGGATTATACGCAGCGAGTAATGATAATGTGGAAGTTTATTTAAATGGTTATAAATTGGCTTATTTTAGTAGTAATCTAAAAGATTATGTAGTTTCTTACAGCAATCAATATGAACCTCCTAAAACATTTTTCAATATTACATTAACCAGTGTAGCAAAAGCAAATGATGTAGTTGATATTACATTCTGGCCCACTACATTAGAACAAGTAGAAGGAACTTTGGGCGGCTATTCAACTCAAAGTATTTATAGTTATTGGGATCGTGGATTAGATAAATCGGTTTACTATAATGCTGGAAATATTGGCATTGGTACTTATCAACCTCGTTCTGCTCTTGATGTCATTGGAAAAATAAAAGCTATAGATTTTGAAGGTAATGGTGCGAGACTTTCAAATATCTCTGGAACATTTGAAGAAATTAATTCAAAAGATATGGTATATTTAATTGGAAATATTGGAATTGGAACGACCTTTACACGTGGTAAATTAGATGTTAGTGGAACGATTTACTGTAGTAATATTGTTACTGTAAATGATGATCTTATTAATTTCAATTATATTACAAGTAACGTAATATCTTTTTATAATTATGACGTGGCCAGTAAAATATCATTAGATAATTATAATCCTGGACCAACAGTACAAATTAGACAACATAGTAGTAATAACATTATGGAAATATATCAAGATAATGATATATATTTTTGTATTGGAAGCAATGGCAACATAGGCATTGGTCATTCAAATATATCACTCGGAAAGCTAGCTGTTAAAGGAGATATCGTACCAGAAACCACGTTAATTTATGATTTAGGTACTTCAAATTTACGCTGGAGAGATATCTATTTATCGGGAAATACAATTGATCTAAATGGTGCGCTCATTCAAAAAGATGCTACTACTGGTGGAATTAAATTATCAACCGTGCTAGGTGAGGCAAGTGATTTTGTAAGTAAAAATATATATGGAGAACGCCTTGGAATTGGTACATATATAACACGTAGTACTGTTGATATTAATGGATCAATGATCGTTTCTTGTAATATAGGTATTGGTACAACCAATCCGATAGTTTCTTTAGAAGTATGGTCTTCTAACGCAATTTTATTACCCAAAGGTTCTAATTTAAGTCGCCCAGAGGGTGTTACTGGCTATATACGTTATAATACAGAAACTCAAACATTCGAAGGATTTGGTGCAGGGGAACAATGGGGATCTTTAGGAGGTGTAAAAAATGTTGTTGGAGATACATTTATCACTGCGGAATATACGCCTGGAAATAACGATCGTAGTCTCCATTTTTATACATGTAATTTAGAACAGCTAACACTTGATTCTAATGGAAATGTAGGTATTGGTACAACGCAACCTCTTAATAAATTAGAAATAGTTGGAAAAGCAATCATTACAGATAAATTAGGTATTGGTACCTATTTACCAAACTATTCCGTTGATATTTCTGGTGATATAAATTTAAGTGGTGATATTCGTAAAAATGGAATCGTTCTTGGTCTGAGTGGTGATTCATTATGGACAAGCAATATAGATGGGGGTATTTATTATACAGAAGGTAACTTAGGCATTGGTACACATATTCCAATGAATGCTCTAGATGTATATGGAGATATACACACGACTGGTACACTAACCTGTGCTAATTTATCAGTGATTGGAGATTTTGTTACGATGAATACAGTTACAAGCAATACAGAACAAATGGTTATAACGAATAATGGAACGGGTCCAGCTCTTAAAGTCATCCAAACAGGTAACAATAGTGTGGTGGAATTCTATGATAATGAAAGTGGAGTTGCCATGTATATTGGAAACTTAGGAAATGTAGGTCTTGGTACAAATACCCCTACACAAAAATTAGACGTTCGTGGTAATATTTATTCAAGTGATTCGCTTTCTTGTAGTAATGTTTTTGCGGATGGATTAATTGGTATAGGTACAAATACTCCAACTCAGAGATTAGACGTTCGCGGTAACATTTATTCAAGTGGTAATATTACATGTAGTAATGTATTTGTGGATGGATTAATGGGTCTGGGTACAATTAATCCAACTCAAAAATTAGACGTTCGTGGTAATATTTATTCAAGTGGTACGATTACATGTAGTAATATTTCTATAATTGGCGATTTTGTTACGATGAATACAGTTACCAGTAATACAGAACAAATTGTGATTACAAATGACGGAACGGGTCCAGCTCTCAAAGTAATCCAATCAGGAAATAATAGTGTAGCTGAATTTTACGATAAAGAAAGCGGTATTGCGATGTATATTGGAAACTTAGGAAATGTAGGTATTGGAACTACCAATATGACGGCTGGTAAATTAGTCGTTTATGGAGGTGATATTTATTGTCAAGAAGATATTGTAGGTGGTTCAGATATACGTTATAAAACCAACATAAGAACTATTGAAAATTCAATTGAAATTATAAATTCTTTAAGAGGTGTTCGCTACGATCGTGTCAGTAACAATAAGGCTTCTTTTGGTGTTATTGCCCAAGAAGTTGAAAAAATTATTCCAGAGGTTATACGAACGGATATTGGTGACTATAAAGGTGTTGTTTATACACAAATTATACCTATTTTAATAGAAGCAATTAAAAAATTAGAAGAACGTATTTGTGTGTTAGAAGGAGGTAAATTAAGCCAATAATCCAGCAGTAGTACCACCAATTAGTGTAACACTAGCGGATCCCTTAACCAAATAATAACCGGCAGTACCGGCACCTGCTGTAGATGCTGTACCTGAAGCCCCAAAAGCTCCTCCATTTCCACCACTAACACCTGTATTACCAGTACCGCCTGCGGTTGCTGTACCACCTTCTCCACCTGTTCCAGCGCTACCAACTATTCCACTACTACCTGTTAAAGTGGTATTATTATAACCTCTTCCTTTCGCACCTGCCCCGCCATTACCACCGGCGCCACCTACACCACCCAAACTTGAGACTTCTTGTGCAATATAGTAATCTTTAATTGTTCGATATGTCACGCCATCACTCAGTACGTCTGGACCGAATTGTTGTACAAAATTCCCTCTAAACATCGGCGAAGTATAGGTTCCAGTAATATAAGAGTCATTACCTGTGATTGTATCGTAATAACCGTTTGCTCCACCATACCATAGATAAACACGTTGCTGTTGCTTAATAGTATATGCCCCCTCTGTGTTGTACGTTCTCCAATAAGAGTAAGGATAGGAGCCTGATATATTGAATATAAACGTACCAGGCTTAACGCCATTTGTTCCAGCCCCACCAGGAGCGCCTTTAGCACCACCTCCGCCGCCGCCGCCCCCCGCATAGATGGTTCCATTATTGGTGATGGTTACTGTTTGATTTGAATAATCAGCTTTGATTGCATCGCCGCCTTTTCCACCCGAATAAGGTCCTCCTGTTGTATTGGCTGCCGCACCATATACTGTTCCACCCGCACCTGCTAATCCACCTGCGCCTTGAATGCTACCATTATTTTCAATTTCTATAATGGTTCCTGTTGGAAATTGCCCTATATCAAGTGCTGCCACAGCAGAATTTGTTGTACCCACCACGGCTCCTGCTGGAATCACTAATTTAACATATTTTTTTGCGGTGTTTAATGTACCAAACGTCGTCGTCACTGTTGTCAATAAATTTAAAGTTTCAGTATTTCCATTTGGAAGTGTGATGGTTCTTACAACAGTTGTATTATAAAACTTTTTCAGTTGTAAATTGGTGTAAGTGGTAGGTATGTTTGTGTTTGCGGATATATTTGGAACATATACATTATCTCGTTTAAAGGTTGAAAACCTCACAGGTCCTGACGTTCCAAACACATTTTTTAAAGTAGAAAAACGCAATGGTCCTGAGGATCCAATTGACGTAGTCGTCATTTAACTTTATTTAAGGCTTATAAAATTTGCATGGTTAATGTTCCTAAATTTTGAGGATACGCTACTTCTAAATCTAAATGGGCTATCATTTTATCAATATCATTTAAATCTATTACGGTAGTCCAAGCAATAGCTAAATTTACTGATTTTGTGTCATAGCGAACTACAGAATGTTCGTAATCTGTAATACCTACACTTGCGTAAGATGCAATTTCAAAATCAGTTAATCCTTTAGGTTTTGATGTAATATCATCATTTTTAGGTGTTACCCATGTTTCAAATCGACGATAAATATAAACTGAATCACTTAATAATCCACGAAATTTACCTGAAATTGTAAAAGCATTATAGTCATCAAGTTGTTCATTAGTCCATGATATACGTATCGTACATGTATGAGATGTACCACTTGTATAAATTAAATTACCAAATATCTTTCGTGTATGAATTAATGATCCATAAGCTGTAAAATTACCATTATAAGAAATTCCACCATTTACATAAAGCTGATAATCATTATTAAATTTTTGATTATTTGAATACCCAATTGCTACAATATCTCCTGTTGAACCTAAATAAATTGCGGGTACAGGGGCTTCTGTTGTTTTTAAAAACGTATTTTGAATATTAATATGAAAATCTATAAGATCTATACCTATATCATTTCCAATAAGAATTGGTTTTTTTAGTAAAAAGTTGGTTAAATCAAATGGAATATTTGTTAAAATATTATTACCAATCGCAATAACATCACGTACTTTAGAATTCACAAAACTATTATTTGCGATTACAATGGATTGAAAAATTTCATTTAGTGTATTTGTTCCAGATGAACTATTATCCACACCAATATTATTTCCTAAAATAATGGAATCAGTACCAATCGTTTTAAAATTTTGACCAATACAAATATTATTTAATCCTTTTACATCTAATAATTTTCCAATAATGACATTATTTAAATTAGACGAAAATATATATTCTTCATTTGAAGTATTATCACGAGATGATAAATCATATGTATTTACAAGAATATTGAAATCATTAAACTTTAATTTATTTGTAAAATTTGTAAGATTATAATATAAATAAACATCTTTACTAATATTTGATGTTAATGTATAATTATAATAATTAAATGGATCTAAAATATCTGCTTGTAAAGCAAATGTACGAATATTACTAGAATTGGGTACAATAAATGGATAACCAGCGCCATTTAAATAATTTATATTATTTATATAAAATGATAAATTATTATTATTACGATCATCGTTTAATATAAAACTTATATTATTTCGTTCATTCATAATGATAGGAATTGTCAATGTTTTTTGTGTTTGTATAGAATTTGTAATTATTACTTTATTTTTTGTAAAATGCGCATTTAATAATACATTCGATGATTGATCATATATATTAAAATTAAACTTAAAGGTTTCTAATTGATTTAAATATTTTTTATGATTAAATACAGTATCAGTATATAATTGTTGTTGTTCTGGATTTAATGTAAAATCAATTTGAATACGACGATTATCGAAATTAAAATATTGATTATCATAAGATTTTTTATAATATTGAACAATTTGATTGGAGTTTAAATTTTTTTGTATTATATTTGAAGATACATAATTATTTAAATTTACATCCCATTCTTGTAAATAAAGCCCCCTATAATAAGATAATGTTGATATAGGATCAATATCTTCTATTGTAGTATTGCTTGAACTTACAATAAATTGAATATTCATTGATTCATTTAAATTTGAATTATTTCTAAAAATGTTTGAATTTATTTTATAATAAATTTCATTCGAAATTAATTGTGCTTGTGTAAAATAATTTATTTTTTCAAGTTGAATTCCATTTTTACGATAAATATCTAGATTACATGTAGAATAAATAATTACATTACCTTTATTGATATCAATTAAAGATGTATTTATTAAATTACTTGAATTAATTATTTCATTCGAAGTTTCTTTGTAAATATAATCAGGATTGTTTTTAATTAAACTTGATTTTGAAGAAATTTTTACACTGTATTCAATTGGTATTTCAGATATATCATAAACACTTCCATCAGAATTTGTTAATTTCGCGGATCCAATTAATAATTTAAATCCATCTGTTATCTCATTTTCTCCATAATGATGATAAAATACTTTATTTCCAACAATATCAGAATAAGTGAAATAAGGATCGCTTATATAAGGTAATGAAATATCATCATTTTTCTTCATAATTTTTCCATAAGAAGGATTTGATGACACAAAGAAATGTAAATCTCTTGAATTACTACTTACTGTATTACTTGTATTCAATAGACGTTTAAAGTTAAAATATCCTCCAATATCAATCGTTTCGGTTATCTGTGCGCTTTTAAAATAAGGTCGTCCTGTAAATTGTTTAAATTCTTTTTGAATTTCTAATGAATAATTTTTAATAAATAAATATGTATCATTACAAGACCAATTGTATCCATCTTGAATGAGACCATATGATCTAGGTATATTAGATGTGTCGATTATATAAGTATTATTATAAGGGCGGCTATCTACTAAAAACGGTGAAAATCGACTCCAATAATTTTTAAGATTTGTTTCATAAATATCTGAAATATCTCCATTGTATTCTAAATAAAACTTATATGAATCATTTGATAGATCATTTGGTATATAAGGTATGTAATGTAACTTATGTGTTTTAAAATCATGATAATTCATTTTTGATATGACATTTGTATTTAACGATAAAGCAGTATTCGATGAATAAAAGTAACCCTTTGTGGGTTGTTCTGTTATATAAATAATTAATTCATTAGATTGTATATTCGATTGATAGTTTAAGCTCTGGTCAATATAATTCCAAAACGAACCAATACGATTATGTTCGCAAATATCTTGAATATTAATAATTTCATTACAACTTACTAATGAAAAATCACGCGGAGGAAAAATAGTTTGCCCATATGTTTGGATAGGAATTTCACCCGATGTAAAATAGTCTGTTTGATTGTATAAGTCATATTGAATTGAAAAATGTGTAATATTTGAATGAGAAACATATATTTTTTTATTATTAATATCCTCTTGATTAAATAAGGTTCTAGAAATATCATTACAATAAGAAACAATATGATAAATTAAATTTGAAGAAGGTATTGCCTTATCATAATAATGTAAATTATTGGATGTTAAATAATTGGGTGAATCCGCTAAGCGTGTATTTAAATAGGTCTTTTGAGATAAATAAGAATTATATTGAAAGGGGGCTGTTAATAAAGTTTTCGCTTTATTCTGAATAGTTGATACATAGAAGGTTTGTAGTTGTTGTTGTGTTTGTGATTTGATGGGTTCTTTAACCAATGGAATAAATAAATAAGTATTTGGATAATGAATTTTATTTGTCATTTCATATTTAGATTCTGATTGTTTTACAAAAATATTTGAATTAATTGATTGAATTGCGATAAATGTAGATTCTTGTGAGGTAAAGTTTAAACCATTCGATTGACCATCAATTGTTTTAGATAAGTAATTACTTACTGAAAAATTAAATATTTGTCCAGGAGATGAATCTAATGCGATATTATTATAATGATTATATTCAATCGAACGGTCATTTGATAAATAAAGCCGATGATATTCATGAGGTTTATTATTTGGTAAATTTGAACTGAGCCAAATATAAATTTGATCTCGGTCTATATTGCTTTGGTGAAAATTTGTAGTGATACCTTTATTTTTTTCAATAATATTTAAAAATTTATTAATTGATTGATATGTATATTGTCCATTTTTTTGATAAAAATCAATATTTCTTAAAGAATATGTGGGTATATAACTATTTGTTAAAATGGTGTACACATAGTTTGATGTAGCAGTCATTATTTGTGGTTGATTGGTTGATGGAATATAAATATAATTTGAGGTAGGGGCATAATTTAAAACAGTTGAAACATTACTTTGGAATAAATAGTTAGATGTGTTTAGTGTATAATAATCTTTTAAAAAGTAAGTTTCATTACATGAAAAAATCTCAACATTACACGCGTATTTAGTATATGTATCATGTTTTACTTGTTTGATATACTGCCAATATATATGTGATGTACCCAGTCCAAGTTCTTCATATTCATAATAAGGTGCATTTAGTCCATAGAAATAATATATTTGTTGTAGTGAATTATAAGAATAATAACGATGTAAATTAAAAGACCCATTATTAATCGGGTTTGTAATAGGGTTAATACCAGTATACTGATAATAATAAATATTACAAGCAATTCCATTCCACGGGGTCGGTGTAGGAATCCGTGATTTTATTAGAGCACTTATAAATCCACTATCATAATCAATACGTGTAAAGCGATCTGTTAATTGAATATTTGATTGATATACATATCCAGTATTTGAGTTATATTCTGTTAAATTACATGTATATTGTTTTGAATAACCAATCTTAGTAGGTATCACACCATTTACAACAGATACTATATATTGATCATTATATATATTTGTTAGCAAGTTTGAAGAGTATTTACTATTAATTAATGTAAATTGAACATCTAACGCAGTATCAAAAGAAGTTTCATGAAGTTTATAAATAGGAATAGAATAATGAGTTGAATTTCTTAAGAAAAGTATATTTAATAATTTATAAGTAATACGATCTCCTACGTAATATTTAATCAATACATCGGCTGTATCTTCATTATAAGGATGTAAAGGTTGATAAGTAATGTTACTTAAGTTTGTTACAGGAGTTGCCATTGATAAAACACCATATGAAGGTTGTTTACGTATATAAATAGACTCGATTGAAATAGAGGGTAAATTAACAGGAACTAATACATTACTTGTCAATAAATTAACATATATATTACTTGCTTGATCATATTCTTTCAAATAATTGCTAGTTGAATCATAATATACTTCAGAAGGATATTCGTCTACTCCAACAGTCATACGAATTGTTTCAAGAACACTTTGATTGCTATTGGTTGGTCGAATCGTAATTAATTTTTGTATAAAATCGGAATACAGCGCACTCACAGTCGTATTTGTATATGGAACGCCTGATTTTTCTAGGGAAATATTCGGTCCTATATTAATTGATACAGGTTGAGTGGGAGAATAGAGTGGTTTTCTTAAAATATGACTTTGATCCAAATAAATAGATTGAATTGGATGTAAAGAAATGGTATTGCTATTAAAATAATGAATATTTGAACTATAAATATTAATTTGTTTAGGATGATCAGATAATATATCTATTTCGTCTATACTGCGAGAAGAGGCAATAATCAATGAATCATTCGAAGCAAATAAAGATTCTGGATAAATTGAATATGTTAATGGGATATTTGAATCTCCAAATAAATTACGATTTATAACACCATATTTCGGTTGTTTTATAATAATATTTGAAAGTGTATTATTATATAGTCCTGTATCATAACCATCTGTGGATAAATCATATGTCCATATATTTGATTGAAACTCCCAAGCATCTATATTACATGTTGTACGTATATAATCAAAACTGTTTGTTAAAACAACTGGTTGTACATTATTTATTTCATAAATAGGCATTCTTTTTGGGTAGTAAAAGGAATATAAGAGTTCATTTTGATTTTCTTTACGTATTAAATTAACACCAATCAAACCAATTAATATATTAGAATCGTATGGTTCATTATAAATACTTTCAGGAATAAAAAAATTTACATTAAAATTATGTTTTGTCTTTTTTTGTTCAGCTGTAATTTCAACAACACCAGTAGATAAATTAATCGTTTCAAAATTCTTTTTTTGTATATTATTTGGATTATTAATATATGAAAATATATTGTTAAGAGTTATCGGTTCTGATAAAATTAATTCTATATCACCTTGATAACCTACATGAAATTTAAAAAGATTTGTTAAATTTGTTTCAAAGTTTGGGATAAATCCTTGAGGGCGATTTGTTCCAGAATTAAAAATATTTAAATTATTAACTGAAAAAGTTGCGGAAGTATTACTTTGAGTACCATTATAAATTGTATCTGAATAAAATTCTTGAACATTAAATAATCCATATGTTCTTGACTGAGAAACAGGTGAGCGATAATCAAGTGGATCACTTAATACATATACACTTGATATATCAATATCATTACCAATGGAAACTGAATTCTCAGCATCATTTACAATATCTCTTCCAATAACAACTGAAGCGAGTCCTGAATTATTTAAATTCTCTCCCACCGCAATCGCATGATGATATGTTCTAACATTACGTGTTCCTATTGCAACACCATATGAATTATAAGGACTATGTGTATCTACTTCATAACCAATAAATACATTACTATTTCCTTTTAAAAAGTTTTCTCCAATACGATAACCTATAGCAACTGTACCATTTGCTTGAAAATCCATAAGAGAATATGCTCCAATAATTACATTTCGATCTCCATTAATATTTGATGCTGCACTTTTACCGATATACACATTTTCACTACCATTCGCAATAGAACCACTTTCTGTTCCTAAAAATACACTATTATTTCCAGTTGTATTACTTGATCCAGCCCGAGTTCCAACGAATAAATTACCTGAACCAGTTGCCGTTGTTCCAGAAAAAGCTCCTATCGCAATATTCGAACTGCCAAATGTAGTCTTCTGTAAAGCATATGCTCCAATAGCAACATTGTAATTTCCAAGTGTTAAATATTCACCTGCTTTAAATCCTACAAAAGCATTACCATCGCCGAAAGAATTTGAATATCCAGCGAACGCACCAAAATATGTATTTTCATTTCCACGAAAAGCCGCTCGACCTGATCTAAATCCTGCCATTGTATTATAGTTTCCGCTACGATTGTCTTGTCCTGCCTCCGCACCAATAATTGTATTAAAATCAGCGTCTAATGTACGTTCTCCAGCACGATATCCTACAGCTACCGTACGATTTCCAGAGTAATTTTCTCGAAGAGCAAAGGCACCAATTGCCACGCATTCAGATCCATCCTTATTTAATTCACCTGCTCTAAAACCTACAAATGTATTTGCGTCACCTCGACGATTCTCCTTACCAGAGAACGCACCTACGAATGTACAAAAATTGCCATTCTGATTTAAAGCCCCTGCTTGAAAACCAACAAATGCGCCAAAAGACCCTTTTTGATTTATTTTACCAGATTCATAACCTACAAATGCATTGCCAGAACCTGTACTTATTTTTCCAGCACCTTCACCTATCCGAACTGTTTCTAACGTTCGCGTGGATATATCTGAAAAGAACTCAAATTGTCCTTCACCACCATTCCGTATAGTATACGCTTCGGATCGTAAATTTAACATGACCGTTAGCCTCTATTTTAAGGATAAGGGATAAAAATAATGGGTTTAATCACATACTTTATTTTACTAAAAATTCATCAAGTTTAGAATGGCGTTCTTCAAGTTCCTCTGTAAAATAAGAACAATCATAGTCTTCTAATTTTTCATCAATCGGTAAATTTAATTCACATTGATTAATTAAATAGAGAACTCTTGGTGTAATATTTTTGCTAATTTCAAAACTTGATTTGTAATCACTTAATGATTTAAATACACTTTGTTTGTTAATGGATAAATCGATCATTGATTCGTGAATGCTATGTGTTTTAATATAGTTTTTAAGAATATAAATAAGGGCATCATCCGCATAACCCCACATATAATCAAAATCAGTAATATGTAAAGCCTTTTTGATATGACTTGAATGTAAAATCATCTTTTGAATACTATGTGAATCCTGATCCCAAAAACTAAATAGATAAAATCCTTCAGCAAAAATACGATTTGTCTGTTTTGACCAAGCAAAATAATCAGAACAATTATATAGTTTTTTAACTGTACTTGACTCTTCGGGAATATATAAAACTTGAATAATATACATTGGAATAAATGAATACATCCATTTTTTTAATTGTTCTTGTTTATATTTAATAGGTGTATAAATTTTCATTAAAAATTGTACTACATTTAGTGGTATATAATTCATAACTCTTATTAATATAATTAATAGGTTTATTCTTTAACTAAAACTAATAGAAAATATAAAAGTACAGATATAAAGTTTTTATTATAATAAGAATAGTAGATGACTGAAATGAATGAATTTAATATAGATCTGTTTACAAAAAAACCTAAAAAATATTTAGATACTTTATCCGTACAATCAATTGTTGATTTTTTAGATAAAGCTAACTACTATTACCGTAATACAGAAACTACCCTTGTAAGCGATGACGTATATGATTATATTTTAGATTATCTTAAAAAGAAAGATCCCAAAAATCCCTTTTTAGTTACCATTGGTGCGCCCGTAGAAAGAAAAGTCAAGTTACCAATATGGATGGGTTCTCAAGATAAAATTCGTGAAGATCCTAAGACACTTGAACGATGGCTTTTAAAGTATAATCCACCCTATGTATTAACCGATAAATTAGATGGAAATTCGGGTCTATTTGTATATGATAAAAATAAAAAGATAACTCTTTATACTCGTGGTGATGGTGCCTATGGTCAAAATGTAACAGGTGTTTTAAACTTTATTACAAAAAAGAGCTGGAATTTCGAGCATGCGCCTATAATGGTGCGAGGTGAATTTATTATATCAAAGGATAATTGGGAAAAAATAAAACATCGTGGGGCAAACGCACGCAACGTGGCGGCAGGTGTTTTAAATTCAAAAACAATTGATCCATCTATCGCAAAATATCTTGACTTTGTTGCCTATGAATTATTAGAACCAAAATTAGAGTTTCAAGAGGGTCTTGAATTTATGAAGGGTAATGGTTTCAATGTTGTAGAATATGATATAGTTGATAAGGAAATGATGACCATGGATTATTTATCAAACTATTTAATCCGTCGTCGTAAAGAATCTGTTTATGATATTGATGGAATCGTCGCAAGAGATAATGAACACCATCCAGTTGTCACTGGTAAAAATCCTAAATATTCTTTCGCATTTAAATCTATTTTAACACACGAAGAAGCGGAAGTAATGGTATCTCATGTTGAATGGAATGTTAGCAAACATGGATTGATAAAACCATTAGTTCATTTTAATGCTGTAAATATTGGTGGTGTAAAAATTCAAAAAGCAACTGGATTCAATGCGGCATTCATTCAACAACATAAAATTGGATTAGGATCTAAAATAGTAATTATACGTTCTGGTGATGTTATTCCACATATTGTAAGAATTCTATCAGAGTCTTCAAATGGAATGCCGAGTATGCCGGATATACCCTATGAATGGAATGAGTCAGGTGTTGATATTATGGTCAGTAAAGATCAAGATAATGATCAAATGAAAATACGCCAATTAGAAAATTTTGTAAATGTATTAGATATTCAATTTATTGGAAGTGGTGTTGTAAAGAAACTATATGAAAATGGTATTAATACAATTCCAAAATTTATAGCAATACAAAAAAAAGACTTATTAGCTCTAGAAGGTGTTCAAGAAAAAGGTGCTGAAAAAATGATTAAATCAATTCAAGCGCGTATGAAAACCGTAACATGTGAAGAATTAATGGCGGCAAGTAATTTATTTGGAAGAGGTTTTGGATTGAAAAAATTACAAGTAATCATAAACGAACATCCTGAAATTTTAAAACAAGAACCCATTAAAGTTTTAAAACCAATAAAAGGTGTTGGAGATATAACAGCAAATCAATTCTTATTAGAGTTACCTAAGTTCTACAAGTTTTTAAAAGATATAGGATTTAAATGTAGCGTAAAGAAAAAAGTTAGTAAAGATACAGTAGTTGATAAAATATTTGAAGGAAAAAGTATTGTTTTTACAGGCTTTAGAAATAAGGAATGGGAAAAAAAGATTGAGGAAATGGGAGGAAAAATATCTTCAAGTATTTCAAAAAATACATTTTTAGTAATAACAGTTAATACCAATGAAGAAACACAAAAAATATTGAAAGCAAAAGAGTTAGGTATATTAATATCTAAGGATGAATTTTCAAAAAAATATAATTTTGCTATATAAAAAATAGTACTAAACAAATTAGATATAAAGGGTAAATTGATTTATTTTTTAATGACAGCATCGACCACTCCACATTGTTATTCAATTTATTTAAAATCGACAGATCCTTCGATTAATCAGCCAGAAACAATATTAAAGGATCTTAAGCCACATCAATTAACAGCAATTTATAAATGTATTGAAATGGAATCGAAACCACATATTAATTATAATGTACCTATTTCGGAAAATAGTATTCGATTTACAAATAATATACCTACATTTCAAAATTATTTTCAAATGAATACAAATGTTGGAATTATTGGCGATATTGTGGGGTATGGAAAAACATTAATCGCACTTACAATTATTCAAACAAATCCAATTCAACAGATTTATAGTAATCCACACCAAATATATAGTTACGGAAGTGTATATTTTTCAGGAAATATAACTGTTCATCAAGAAAAATTATATAAGGTACCAATTAATTCTTATATTCATACAACAATTGTTATTGTTCCAAGAGGACCAGTTTATGTTCAATGGAAAAAAAGTATTGAACAAGATACTTCTTTAAAATATTTATATATTGACTCTTTACATACAATTCGTAAAGTTTTACCACAAACCGAGTTAGAATTAAAAGCTTTTCTTGAATCTTATGATTTAATTCTTATTAAAAATACAACTTTAAAAGTATGGTTTGAATATCTAAGAAACTTAGAAACACCCATTATTATTCAAGGATTTGATCGCATTATAATCGATGAAGCACATGAACTCAGTTATAAAATACCCGCAATAAACTTTAAATTTCTATGGTTAATTACTAGTAATTATACTGAATTACTAAATCATACACATACAAGATGTATTCATAATCATTTTTCATTACTTACGAATCTTGAAAGAATTCATTATATGTTAATCAAAAATGAAACTCGCTATATTTTACAATCATTTAACTTACCAGAACCAATTGAAAATTATTATTTATGTCGTATGGATAAAAACATTAGTGCTTTAACAGGATTTGTAAGTGCTTCTGTATTAGATAAAATTAATGTTAATGACATTACAGGTGCGATTCATGAACTCGGTGGTATTCAAGAAACTGAGTCATCGTTAATTGAAACTGTGGAAAAAGATTTTTTAAAAGATATTCATAATAAAGAAAAAGAAATCGAATTTATTAAAACGTTACAGCTAGACGTAGATCAACGCGAGCATCGAATAAAAAATGTAACATTAGAATTAAATAGACTTAAAGAACGTTATTCATCTCTTCAAGAGCGTCTAAGTGGTTTAACATCTAAAACATGTCCAATTTGTATGGATTTATTAGATAATCCATTATATTTAAACTGCACTCATACTATATGTGGTAAATGTTTATTTAATTGGGCAAATAGTAGTATACATACACGTAATAGTGTCATTCATTGTCCTGAATGTCGTACACCTATCGATAGTAATAAAATAGTCGCAATTGTAAAAAATAATCGTAATATTAAAACAGCCCCACAATTACTTAGTAAAGAAGAACAGTTTCTAAAAATAATTGAACAAAAACCAGAAGGACGCTTTTTATTATTTTCACGTATGGATTCGCAATTTTATCATTTATGTAGTTTATTAACTTCAAAGCATATTAGCTATAGTGAAATGAAAGGTTCTACGTCGCATATGATGACTACACTTAAAAATTTTAATGAAGGTAATATTAAAGTAATTTTATTAAATACAAATTATGCTGGATTTGGTATTGATATTAATACAGCAACTGATGTTATTATTTATCATAAAATGCCAAATGAAAAATCACAAGCAGTTGGAAGAGCACAACGTGTAGGAAGAACAGAAACGTTAACTATCCATAATTTATGTTATTCTCATGAATTAAATAATATTAATAAATAACAAAATATTTTATATAATTTATTAAAACAAAAAATCGGATAATGAATTTGGAGCTGTAAACCAATATACTTTCAAATAAACAAATGACCAATTTTTTTTTAAAAATTCTCTAAAATCTATGAGTTTTGTTTTATATATTTCGATCTCTTCGGGAGATATATGTTCCATCACATATAATAAAGTCACTGGTAACGACTCAGATGCTTCTTTTAGAGTGGTCATAAAGCGTTGCGCCCGGCGATAAAAGGCGTCATATGTTAAAGCATCTAGCATATTTTGATGAACAAATGTACAAAAAGTATCTCCATTATCCGCATGAATATGATGATGATGTATAATGTTATCACGAAGATTCATATCATCATATAATAAATGATGTGTTCTTATACCATGCTCGGAATGCACAAATGTTTTATAAAGGGATACATCTAAAAAATACGAAAAATTAGTTTCAATACAGTGTTGAACAACTTCTAAACTACAAAATATCCAATCAAATGGAAATGCATTTTTACGCTCACCATTACGTTTAAGATAAGCGGCACCTTCGCACCGTACGCCTATTGGAATTACTGTCATTTCCTGAGTTTACTATGAATACATCTTTAAATATTAACTATAAATAGTTTATATTATTCTCATGAATTATAATGAATTATAATGATGTTAAAAATATACATAAAATGGATTTATTTTTATATTATCTAATTAAGATTAATTAGGGCATTCTATGTCAAAGACAGATAAAACAGCTAAATGTATTCGTGAAGTAGAAAATTGGTCAAATTATGAAAATAAACATAAGTTAGATAGTTCTGAATTTAATCAAGTTAATATTAAAAAGAATTTACACATTCTTTCACCAAAAATAAATAACCTTATTAATAAAATTAATGAATTAGATACAAATGATCTTCGTAAGGATGGACGTATGTATAAACATCTAATTTTCTCCGATTTAAAAACGAATGGAGGAGCAAAAAGTATCGCTAGTGCATTTATCGCAAATGGATTTTCGTTAATATATGATACAAAGCTTGAAATTCACCAACCGATACGTAAAAATCCTAAAAACCTTGCCCTTTTAACTTCTACTAAATTATATCAAAAAGATATTGGAATTCGTTTTCGTAGAAAAGTGTTAGAATTATTTAATCAACGCCCAGATAATGTTTATGGTGAACAGTGTCGATTTTTAATTTTAGATGCTGGATTTAAAGAAGGGGTTGATGTATTTGATATTCGCTATATACATATTCTAGAAACACCGATTACCTATGCGGATGAAAAACAAATCATTGGGAGAGGAACTAGAATGTGTGGTCAAACCGGTTTACATTTTGATAAAGAAAATGGCTGGCCTCTTTATATATTTAAATATCGTACATCATTGCCGGATCGCCTAAAAAAACTTTATAAAGAAGATTATTTATATGATTTATTTTTAAAGAATAGCAATATCAATCCAGCCTTAATAAATTTTTCAAAAGAACTTGAAAAGCGGGCAATTCAATCCTCTGTAGATCTATATTTAAATAAAGAACTTCATATCCAAAACCCTATATTTAAAGAACTATATAATGAAGTATTGGATAAATACCCTGTAACAGTTGATACTTCATTATCTTACGCGTATAAATATGGTAAGAAAATTGAAAAATTTGGTCCATTTAATTGTAAAAACGGATGTAAAGGAAAAATATTAGCAATGCCTACTGAATTTATGTTACTTGTATGGTATATGGTTCCACAAATTATAAGCTCTAAAATAAATAAAGATGGATATCCTATCAATGATAAAAAACCCAAGTGGTTTTTATGTAAACAGATTGAAACTTCAAAAGCCTATTGTGATCGTTTAAATAAAGCATGGCATCAGCCAGATTTATATATTTTGAAAAATGAAACAAAAATATTAGAAGTCTTAAAAAGATTACCAAAGATCCAACCTTATATTCAACAAATTAAAAATATTAAAAATTATATTAGTTTGCGTCTTTTATTACTAGAAATGTCTCCAGAACCTCCTACAAAAGAAATGAATTATCAAGAACTTCATGGTTTTATTAATTTACATTATAAAAAACAAATGTGGGATAAAATAAAAATCGAAAATTTATGTGAATCAACAAATGGTGGTGTCGCACACTTAAAGTTTACACCTACACAAGATTTTGTACGTAATTATTTTCAACCATCATCAATTTATAAAGGTATGTTGTTTTTTCATTCAACTGGAACTGGTAAAACATGTAGCGGAATTGCTACAGCTAGTTCATCCTTTGAAAAAGAGGGTTATACAATTTTATGGGTAACACGAAATACATTAAAAGGAGACGTTTGGAAAAATATGTATCAACAAGTATGCTCTACTATATTACGTGAAAATATGCCTGCTGATTTTAATTTAAATGAAGCTTTAAGTAAACCATTAAAGTATATATCTGATCGTTGGATGTTACCAATCACATATAAACAATTATCAAATTTATTATTAAAACGTAATAAATTATATGACACTATGGTACAAAGAAATGGTATTGAAGATCCATTAAAAAAGACTTTAATTATTATAGATGAAGCACATAAATTATTATCATCTGATTTAAATTTTCGTGAAAAAATAGACTTTAATGTATTAACAAATGCTGTACATAATTCATATAATATTTCAAATGAAAATTCGGTAAGATTATTATTAATGACCGCAACTCCGTATACAGATGATCCTATGCAAATGATAAAATTAATTAATTTATTAAAATTACCCGATCAACAAATACAATCATCATTTGAAGAATTTCAAAAAGCTTATTTAAATGATAATGGTGAGATCAAAAATCCTAAATATATAATTGATTTAATGAGTGGATATATTAGTTATTTAAATCGCGAACAAGATATAAGACAATTCGCAAATCCAATTGTTAATACCATAGATGTCGCTTTAAGTGAATCAAATAGCATTGAAAAAATAAAGGAGGTTGAAAAATTAACAAAACAATTTAATGAATCAAATGAGATTATTAGTAAACATAAAAATGAATTACAAAATATCAAAAATAAAATTAAATTAGAATACACATCCCTGATGGAGAAATGTAAACAAATTAAAGAAAAAAATGAGAAAAAGAACTGTAAAGATGAAATTCAAATCACAATTAGTTATTTAAAAAATAATTTATTAAATAAAATTTTAAATACATTAAATATCGAAGAAGAAAATAAAAAATCATTAAAATTAAAAATACAAAAATTAAATTATGAAATAAAAAATTATAAAGAAAACGATTTAAGTCAGGAAAGAGCATTGATTGAAAAGTGCTTAAACTAAACTAACACATTTATGGTTTAAAAGAGATAATTTATAAAATATAAGTGTAATTTAAATTTTATAAATTAATAATGGAAGATAAAAAAGATTTCTTATTTCGTTTTATTTCATTAGAAAAAAGACGACATATTAAGATGGATGCTGAAGCTTTTTATAGTGTAACTGATCAATATACAGCAGATCGTATATCAAAAGATATTTTAAGATTAATTCCAGAAGTACAAACAATTACAGATGCTACAGCGTGTATTGGAGGAAATACATATTCGTTTTCAAAATATTTTATTAATATAAATGCTATTGAAATTGATTTTCATAGATATCAATATTTACAAAATAATCTACGAGTATTAGAAACAAATAATGTAGATATTTACAATGGAGATTTAATGGTAATTTGCCAAAGACTATATCAAGATTTGATTTTTATCGATCCTCCATGGGGTGGTCCAGATTATAAAAACAAAGATTCAATTGATCTATATTTATCAGATATTGAATTATCAGAAGTGTGTGAACATATTAAAGATAATACACAATTTATCGCAATAAAAGTACCTGTCAATTTTAATGAAATTAGCTTCATTGATAAAACCAAAAATTTCATGAAATTAATACATCGTAATCCTGATTTACGAAAAATGCATCTATTAATTTTTCAAATAAACTCGTTTAAATAATTAATATTCACAATGAATTCCTTCTAATAAAATTATTAAATCTTCTAAAGTTAAATTTTCTTTTTCAATTAGACCATTCGCTATAATATTTAAATAAATTTCATTTGCTTCAATTAATTCTGTTCCTTTTATATAAGCTTTCTCAATCAGATACTTAACTTCTTCCGCAATTTCGGGTGATATAGCATCACCTATAATATTATTACTTACATTTAATGGTCCAATTTTTTCATTAAATCCATATTCAGTAACCATATCGGTCGCAATCTCAGTTGCTTCTTTAAAATCTTGAGCTGCGCCGGTAGTAATTTTCATGTTTCCAAACTTAAGCTCTTCTGCGATACGTCCTCCTAATATAACAATTAATTGATTTTCTAAGTATTCACGTGTATATAATCCACTATCAATACGCTCTTCATTTGGTTCAAAGTATGTTACTCCCGCTGATTCACCTCTAGGTACAATTGAAATTTTAGAAATAGTATCATAATCACCTAATAATATTCCAAGTAATGCATGTCCTGCTTCATGGTAGGCAACCAATAATTTTTTTTTATCAGAAATAATACTTGTTTTATTAATAGATCCTAATATTGTTTTATCAAAAATATAATTCATATCATTTTGTAAAATAGATTCGCGATCATTACGAGCTGTATATATAGCAGCTTCATTACATAAATTTTCTAAATCAGCCCCTGAAAATCCAATCGTTATTTTTGCAATACTGTCTAAATTAGTTAATTTATGGTTTTTATTTTTCAAATGTACATCTAAAATTGCTTTACGACCATTAAAATTAGGTAAATCTACATAAACTTTACGATCAAAACGCCCTGGTCGAATCAATGCTTCATCTAATAATTCAGGACGATTCGTTGCTGCAATTACAATTACACCACTATTCGCATCAAATCCATCCATTTCTGTTAATAATTGATTAATTGTTTGATCACGCTCATCATTCGATATTTCTCCACTACCATTAGAACGTTTTTTACCAATCGCATCTATTTCATCTATAAAGATAATACACGGAGTTTGTTCTTGTGCTTTTTTAAAAAGTTCACGAATTCGCGAAGCACCCAATCCAGCAAACATTTCAATAAATTCAGATGCTGAACATGAAAAAAAGGGAACATCTGCTTCACCTGCTACAGCGCGAGCAAGAAGAGTCTTTCCTGTTCCTGGTGGTCCGATTAATAAAATACCTTTTGGAATACGCGCGCCAATCGCAATATATTTATCTTTATCTTTTAAAAAATCAACTACTTCTAATAAGTCTTCTTTCGCATTATCAACACCAGCTACATTGTTAAAAGTAATATTAGTTGATACATCCGAATCATATAATTTACCAATTTCTTGAGTCATTGAAAAAGGATTTCTTACGGTTCCTTTGCCAAACATAAATAATAAACGAATTAAAAATATAAAGCCTATAAATTGAAAAAACATTTCAAACATTGAATCTTTTAAATTTTGATTTGGGTTCGATACATCTTTTATATAGCTTACATCTACATCATAATCTATAAGACTTAGAAGTATATTATCGGTTGAAATTAATTGAACATTTGCTTCAGTACCATTTTTTGTAAAAATATTCGCATGTAAATCTTTTATATAAATATTCATTGATTCTATTTCTAAATTTTTTAACTTTTTAATAAATGTTGTATAAGACCATTCTTCTACATTTTTACTATTTTCATTTTTAAGAAAAGGGGCTTCAAACTGAGTTAATAAAGGAGGAATTATAAAATTTTTATTTGATTTTATAACTATATTGCTTTTTATTGGTTTATTTACTATAACATCCGGTGGGGATACATAACAAAAAGATCTTATTCTTCTGGAAAATAAATTACTTTTATTAAACAAAAGCATAATTAATTTAGTTAAAGATTTTAGTTTTTAATATAAAAGATGCGTATTACAATTATTGGACCAGGTATTATGCCTATTCCACCCAAAGGATGGGGTGCGGTTGAATCGTTAATTTGGGATTATAAACTTTTTCTAGAAAAAATAAACGGCATTCATGTAACTATTGTAAATACACCTAATCCACATGATATGATACAATTAACAAATGATTCAAATCCAGATGTTATTCATATCCAATATGATAATCTATGGACTTTATGGAATTCCTTTAAATGTAAAAATGTTATACTTACGAGTCACTATGGTTATCTAGATCAATTGGAACAACGTAGAAATGATGGGTACCTATCTATATTTCAAGGATTTATTCAAAGTAATGCTAAAATTATCGCTCTATCACCAAGTATTGGTAACATGTATTTAAAATATGGTTGCCCAAAAGAACGTGTCACTATTGTACCAAATGGAGCAAATCATGAAATTTTTAATTATCGTAATGAAGCACTCTATAAAAATCGCAGTATTTATTTAGCAAAAATAGATTATCGTAAACGTCAACATATTTATCAAAATATTGAATTTATAGACTTTATTGGTAATATTGCGGATGGAGGATTTAATCCAAATCGATCAAACTATAAAGGTGAATGGAGTAAAGAAACTTTATATAAGCATTTAAGTGATTATTCAAATTTAGTTCTATTAAGTGATGGAGAGGCTCATCCATTGGTTTGTTGTGAGGCATTAATATGTGGATTGGGATTGGTTGTTTCAGAGTTTGCGGCGGCTAATTTAGATACATCTCTTCCATGGATTGACGTAATTCCAACGAATAAATTAGATGATATAGATTACGTAAAATATATTATCCAAGAAAATCAACTAAAAAGTATAGTATATCGCTCTCAAATTCGTGAATATGGTTTAAATAATTTTACATGGACAATCGCAGTAAATAAATATTTAAAAGCAATTGAAACTTTTTTCGAACTATAAGATAAGTAATATGGTAAAAGAATCTATATTCTCTTTAGCAAGAACTGGTTTTGGTGTTGGATTAGGCTTTATGTTAGCTTCAATTGTGTATATATTTATTGGAATTTTATTATTTATTCCAGGATTTATATTACTAAATAAAGAGCAAAAAAAGAAAAAAGAAGATCAACGTGGTAGTATTAAAGTTATCGCCTTTATTTTGATGGGTCTAGGTATGATTATTACAGGAGGTCTTGGATTTTCAACCTTATTAGGTGAGGTAGGAGATGAACTATAATTTTAATTTAATTAATTTTTTTATAATTTTGAATACATTCTTGGAACATATCTAATTTTTTTTGACAAAGTGAATAGAAAAACCCTTTATTTTTTGTACATTGAATGAAATCGTAATAATAGCTCATACAATTATTTGACATTCAAGATACTTAGTATATCATTAATTCGGTTTAAATAAGTATGATTATCACGAACCCATACCATTTGTTTTAAAATATAATCTTTATTTTGAGATTCTTTTAGATATAATTCTGCCATTTTAATTTCATCACTTTCCATGATCACATTATCATGAAATAACTCTTTTAAGCGAGGGCAATTTGTCATACCTAATTTACCATAACTAATATTTTTAAACAAACGGCATGGAATATATCCAATTGTTTTATGACATGTTCCTGTCTCACCAATACGTACTTTTTCTGGATCTCCATCGCCTCGAATATCTGGAGAAATTACACTTTGTTGTATTAAATGTTTCGCTTCTTCAAATGTTAAAGCAGATTGCCAAGGGTTATAATGGATAAAGTGAATACCTTGTTTCGCACAAGAGGTAGCAAATTTTTGTACTTCAATTGAATTACCACCGCCGATACTACCTATAAAGTTAGTTACTGATTTAGCTGCAGGTTCAATAAAACGATCTTCTAAACAAATCTCATTTGGTAATAGATCCGTCGCCCAAGCAGTATAAATTGCTTCATAAACCATTGGTGAATGATGACGAAATCTCGGGTTTAAATCACGATCAGATGAATGTTCTTCATATAAAGTAACTGGGCTTATTATTTTTAAAGATTTATTTGTTAAATCATAGATATAATTACAATCTTTTATCGATTTTACATTATAGCGTAAATCAATAAATCTTGCTCCAATATCAGTATATTTTTTTGGTCGAATTGCTACATGAACTAAATAAATATTACTTGAGTGAAGAGGAATGTTTGTATCCGCATAACCTTCTGTAATAAATAAACAATTTGTATAATCGAAATCTCTTGGATAATCTAGATCATGAAACCAATATGTTTCATACCCAAGTGCTTTAAAACCTTTATGCCATCCATAATGAACAAAGCTATGGGTGTGTGTGTTTAATGGATATCCCCATATGATAACCTTTTGAAACATATTAATGTTTAATATACTTTTATGTTTAATATAACATACTTTCATTTTTTAAGTTGTAGCTACTTTCAAATCCCTAATTTTCACTAATTCTCTTTAGACAGTTGATTTCTAACTCCCTATTGAAAAAGAGGGTCATTGTTTTGTTTATATGTAGCGTAAAATTTTAATATTTAAAGATTTACATAATTATTATTTTATGAGTTGTAATTGTAATTGCTTACCTACTGAAGGTAGTTATACTTTACCAAATGATAAATCAAGTGATATAAATTTGCTTGATATTATGTTAATTCCTTTTGGAATAGGTCTTATTACAATTCCCTGTAAAATATATACTCAATATAAAGAACGTAAAGAAAGTCGTATGAGTATCGATGAACTTTATGAAAAAAGATGTAGAAATGGCTAATTTCTTATAACATATCAGGGTTTAAAAAATACATTTGTTTTATTTTTATTATGGAAAATACTACCATTGTTACAGCATTGTATAACATCAACAGGGAATTAAATGGAGATGGGAGAAAATGGAGTGAATATATCGCATGGTTTCGTGAAACGCTTCAATTACCCATTCCTATGGTTATTTATGTAGCCGCCGATGATCAAGAACTAGTTCATCAAATTAATCAATATCGTCCTTCCAATGTAGCTACCAAAATTATATTTTCAGATATACCCTATAATAAATATCAATCAATCTTTCAAAGCATTATGGAAAGAAGTGATTATAAAAAACGTATTATTGATCCAAACAGAGTTGAATGTGTGCTTCCAATGTATAATGTCATTCAATATTCAAAATTCAAATGGCTAAAAGAAATATCTGAAACAAACCCTTTTGGAAGTAGCTACATTTTTTGGATGGATGCTGGAATCAGTCGATTTATACCTAAACAGAGTTATTCTCATATCAAAAATAAAATTATATTACCACAAAATAAACTTGTAATTCAACATAACTATATGCTACATCAATATCCAATGGGAGAGGCTTATCTATGGGACAGCCAATGTTTAATGTGTGGAACAATGTTCGGAGGAGACCCAGAAGTATTAAAGCATTTTGCAGATATTATAGATAAGGAATTGGAAACACGTACATCTCTTGGTTGGATTAATAACGAACAAATATTATTAGCTTATTTATACCATACAACCTGTAAGGATTTATTTCATTTAATTTATAATGATACACCTAAACATTTATGTTTATTTGAAAAGATATATTTGTAGCTACTTTCAAATCCCTAATTTCCGCTAATTCTCTTTAGACAGTTGAATTCAAAGCCCCTATGGAAAAAAGGGTGGTCATTGTTCCTTTGTTTGTAGCGTAATTTATGAATGGTTATGTACATTTTTATTGTTTTTATTATAGATATTATATTATGATTATAGTATATAGATTTATTATTTATTTTATTATATTTAGTGTATATTTTAGTGTAGCGATATATTTGTAGCTACTTTCAAATCCCTAATTTCCGCTAATTCTCTTTAGATAGTTGAATTCAAACTTCCTATTGAAAAAAGGGCTTTATTGTTCCTTTGTTTGTAGCGTAATGAAATATATATGTGTAATTTATAGGGGTTTTATAATGTATTTATATTATCATATTAGTATATAGTTTTATTAATTATTTTATTATATTTTAAGGTATCTATATATTTGTAGCTACAAATAGAAAACCAATTTTGCCAAAATCTCCCTGAACAATTGAATTCAAAGTCCCTATTGAAAAAAGGGGTTCATTGTTCATTTGCTTGTAGCGTAATTTTACTATAAAACAATTATTAAAATACAATACATATATAGAAATACATGAATAATGAAACTTTAATTAACGGTGGTGGTAAAAGTAAAAAAAATATCAAACCTGTTATGCATAATACATCAGGTATAATGAAAAAATCAGCATATAAGGGATTAGTGCGAGCAGATGAAATAAATATTTTGGAAAATATGATGAAAAACTTTGGAATAAATGATGCCCCAAAAAAAGCTAGATCTAAAACTGTTAAAAATGAAAAGATGCTGGAAGATAATGTACGTCCCTCTGAACGTCTTCTTTTAAAACCATCATCTATACAAAATGAACCAATGTTAGCAATTTCCAGTACAAAATCCAAAAGACAAAGAAAAGAGATTGGTATAGATACAGAATCCAAAAGACAAAAAAAAGAAGTTGTTAAAAATGAATCAATGTTAGCGATTTCCAGTACAAAATCCAAAAGACAAAGAAAAGAAGTTGGTATAGATAATACAGCATCCAAAAAACAAAGAAAAACAGTTGTTGTTAAAAATACAGACTACTATGAAGATATTATGCTAAGTGATAACCCGCGTATTTCAATTGAAGAACGTATTGCCGCAGGTGAAGCTTTAAAAGAAATGCGTGAAGAAGAATTTAGTAGAATGGTTCAAGCAGCAGAAAAAGAAATGAAGCGTATTTCGGGAAATGAAGCTTTAAAAGCAATTCGTGAAGAAGAATTTAATGATATGGTTCAAGCAGCAGAATTGGAAATGGTACGTATTGATATTGAGCTTAATGGTTTAAAAAATAAACAAATGATAGGTGGCAAAAAAAAGCGCATTGCTAAGAAATAATTTTAATTGTATAAAGTTATTTAAAGTTATTTATATATTTTAAATTATGCGATAATCGTCTAGTGGTTATGACATTTGCCTTCCAAGCAAAAAGCCGGAGTTCGATTCTCCGTTATCGTAAATGATGTAATATTATTTTTATTTTTTATTTAAAAATTTACATAGAATTTCGATTTATATAATAAAAGTTGAATTTATCTATTAATTTATAAATATATACATACCATAAACCTACACACAAAAATTGATATAAAAATATGTTTGCCTTTTTGAGGCAAAGGAAAAAGCCTTTGTGGAATGATAAGACAGTTCAAGAATTACTTCATAAATTTCAAGGAGGAAATACAATCGAACATTTAGCAATACATTTTAATTGTTCAAAAAAATATATTCAAAAAATACTAAATAATATTTTTCGAGAAATGCTATTACAAAATGATATTCATATAATTGCTCGTTCAATGGATATACCAGTTTATTGGATACGTTTAATTTTAGTTATAAAAAATTGAAGATATTTAATTTATATAATTACATAAATACAATATAATACAATGGAATGTTGTTCTATTTGTTGTGATAATTATAATTTAAAAAATCGAATAAAAAAAACATGTACTTATTGTGAATTTGAAGTATGTAATAAATGTGTTCAAACGTATATGCTCGGGAGTATTAACGATCCACATTGTATGAGTTGCCGTAAAGCATGGGATCAAGAATTATTTGATAAAATGGTTAATAAAAGTTTTCGTTTGAATGAATATAAAAAACATCGTGAAACTATTTTATATGATATTGAAAAAAGTTTAATGCCTCAAACACAACAACAATTACAAATTGAACTACAGAAGCGTCATTATAAAGAGGTTAATAAAGAATTAAAAAATACTGTTACTAATTTAGTTGGATTTGAATATAATAAATATAGACAATTACTAATTAATATTCGTCGAGAATTATTTGAAAATCGTAATATTAATGATGTAACTATATACAATAAGCTAATTGAAAAAAAACATATTGTTGAGAAAGAATTATCAAATATTTGTAAACAAATATGTACTAATCGCAAATTAATTGTTAGCAATTCTCGTATAATACGTAATTTACGTCTAAATGGTAGTGATAATGATTCGATTAAAACTAAAACTATATTTACAATTCGTTGTCCAAGAGATACGTGTAAAGGATTTATTAGTGGTGATGAGTGGAAATGTGGGGTTTGTCAATATTTTTCATGTGAAAAATGTCATGAAATAATCGGTGAATCTAAAGATGTTTTACATAAATGTAATATTGAAAATATTGAAACTGTTAAACTATTAAAAAAAGAAGCCAAATCATGCCCTGGATGTTCTACATTAATTTATCGAGTAAGCGGATGTTCTCAAATGTGGTGTACTCAATGTCATACAGCATTTAGCTGGAATACTGGATTAATCGAAAAAGGTGCTATTCATAATCCTCATTTTTACGAATATCAAAAAGCAAATACAAATTATATTGTTCGTAATCAAGGTGAAGAAGTATGTGGTGGAATTCGAGTAAGTTTACGAAAACTATTATGGTTTTTATCAGGAAACTTACTAGATGATCCCTATAAAAATATTGTTTATACAACTCATCGTAATTTAATTCATATTCAACAAGTTGAAATGCCGCGATTTAACGTTCAATTTTTCGTAAATACTAATTTAAATCTTCGTATTAAATATTTACTAAATGAAATTAGTGAAAAAGATTTTAAACGTAAATTACAAATTATTGAAAAATCTAAAAACAAAAAAAGAGAAATATTTCTTATTATTGAAATGTACGTTCAAACTACACACGATATGTTTCGTAATTTAGTAGATACACCATTTACTGATGTTGAAGAGCAAAATAAAATTATTAAAGATTGGGTAGAACAAATACACACACTTCAAGAATATTCAAATCAACATTTCGAAAAGATTTCAAAACTATATAAATGTGTCACCCCTTGTATTTCATCAACTGGAGGATTTCAAATGAAGCATTATCATTAAGCATTATCATTAAGATATTTATCAATTATAATTATTTGTTCTATAAAACGCTCTTTTTCATTTGAAATCCAATCTCTATAGGATTTTTGTTTTTCATAGTAAGTATTATAATCTTCAAAAATACTTTTGATTAATGTATTTAAGTCATCTGGACCATCTACTTTTTCAGTTATAGGAATATCTACATCATTAACTGCGGCACCTAATAAATTTGTAATAACTACACATCCCGACATAGCAGCTTCCCGTGGAATTCTATCTTTTCCTGGGTGTGCCCCTAAATCAACATATATTTTACATTCATGTAATTTATAGAGCATAATTGTGGGTGATAAATCCACAAGTGGTAATGAACGTAAATCCCATTTTTGAATAAGGTTTGATGAAATAAAGTCCTTGGTTGGGTTATAGGCAATCATATTACCTCTTTCAAATTTATTATCAAAAGCATTCGTTATATACGCATTTGTAAATAATTCACGTGTATAATCATGTAAATCAAACCATGTTTGAGATGTGCTTTCATTTAAATTTTTTAAGATAGCATCCTTAACATAATGAGATTGAAATAAATGAATAATTGTAGTATCTTTTACATTTCCAGGAAGCGAATCAAAAGATACAGCATTATTTAAAGAAAGCCACCATACAGCCATGCGGATATTTTGTATTTTAATATGTGTACGTAACCATTCAGATGTATATATTTCTGGGAAAATAAGAATATTATCTTTAATATCCTCAATGGATGTTGTATTTTTTATGTTTGAATAGGATTCTGTATATAAAATTTGTTTTTCAGTGTCTTTAGGTCTATTAATATAAACTATGTATGCTTCTTTTCCAAGTGAATTTAATTCATGACATAATTGATGCATTGCTTCGGGTCCGCCAGTTTCAAAATAAGGACATATAATATAATAGATCATATTCTAGAAAAATTAGAAAATCTTTGTTTAAATCGTTTCACATCGTTTTTTGTTATTCTTTTTCCATAAATCATCTAAATTATTTTTATAATAATGTAACATACATCGATATAGATCATAATTTATTTTTTTCATAGATATTAAAATATTTAATTTTCGTTGACATATAGATAAGCAAATTGGATAATTTAGTATTTTTAGTATATTAAAATATGTTATTTTAAATATATATTTATTTTTATTTTTTTTAGACACCTTTTTATATAAAGTTAAACTATTTGGAATATTATAAGCTTTATTTTTTTTTATCATAACTATTAATATATATTTTTTAGAATAGGATAAATCATTTTGAATAATATAAATACTATCTCGTATCATTTTGGTAGGAGGTAATGTTATATTAATTTGTGACATTTCATTATTATTATTTTCACTTTGATCTTTATTTTGATAAATTGTACACTCTAGTAAATAGCCACACATTACATTTATAAAATCTTTTGAGAATTCTTTCATTAACATTCTCCAGACAAATTTAATAGATCGTTTTGGAATATTTGAATTTTTATATAAATAGGATAAACTTTGAATAATTTTTAATATGTTAAGACGCTTGTATAAATAAATAAAATATATAAATGTATTCCATGTAACACCTTTCGATAAAAAATCTTTTAATAATTGTCTTGATTTTAATATATGTAATAATCGATCATAAATATTATAATGTATTTTTAAATTATTTTGATAATTATTCATTAAATTAATAAATTTTGTATAATGTGTATTTTTCATAAATTGATAATGTTCGATTGTCGGATTAATTACAGCCGAATATAAAGTTCCAAAATACATACGATTATTGTAATTATTATAGTAGTTATAATAGTTATATTTATATTTTGTATAATTAAATATTAATGAATAAATTTCAGAAGGTACATATTGAAATGCATAAAAGAATGGGTATTCTGATATTTGTAAATAATGTTTATAATAATGTTTCCATTCAGGTTGTATAAATGTGTTTAATTTATTATAATTAACCATTAAAAATTTTTCAAAAGCCTTTTTAAAATTTTGTGAAGACCAATAATTTCCTAATGAATAAATCGATAATGCCAATATCAAACCATTACCAATAGTGTATTGATTATTTTCAATTAACTTATTAAATTCGATTTCTTTATCAGTTTTTTTTATAAAACATACTTTTTCAATGTCAAATATATAATTATGATAAATTGAAAATGTTATTAAAAAACGGCTATTCCAATGATTTATTAACCATTCAAAAATTTCATTTGAATTATCTGAAGGAATTGAATTAAATAAAAAAGGATTTAGTGTCATCATATAAGCTTGTTTTTTTTCAAAATTATATAATGATTCGTCGAATGTCATTTTTAAAATATATTCATTTTTATTATTTTTTTGACTTTTATCGATATTATCTAAAATATACTTTATCTTTTCTGGTGTAATAATATCTTCAGGAATTCCAAACATAGCACTTGTATTCGTTTCAGGTTGTGTAATATACGTTCTATTTAATAAATGAAATTCTTGTGTTTTCATTTTAGATTAATATATATTATGTTGTTATCTTTATGTTCATTAAATTTTGTTCAAGGCTATTTATTTTTACATCAGGACGATTAATTTCTTCAATAACGGTTTCATATTTTTTAGGTAGTTGCTGTAAGAAACATTGATCTATTTTGATATAACGTTGATCAAATAGGTCATATTTATAAATTGTTAAGTAATGACTATAAAGTTCATAATAATAATTATCACGAAATAGGGTTTTCGGCATCCTTATCTTTTTACTATAAATTTATTTTTAAAATCATTTTTTATAGGGGATTTATAGATGAGCTTCTTAGTTGTTACTCCAAGTGAATTAATATTTAATTTTAATAATCAAATTAAATTAAATGTTTATATGATTTATGAAAATCAATATATAGAACTGGGACAAAATAGTTTATTAGGTATTGGTAAAACAAATCCGACTGATCAAATCCATGTTGGTAATAATATGTATTTAAATAGACTTAAAAATATTACGTATACATCTCCCTTCTCCATTCAAGTTGCGAATTCTCCTCTTTCATTTGTACCGGTTGGAACGATTGTTTTATGGTCCGTTCCAACAAATATAAGAGTGACCTTTCCAATGGATGAAGACGTAAATATTTATTTACCAAATGGATGGTTGGTTTGTGATGGTCGTACATTATTAGTAAGTGAATATCCTGATTTATTTTTAATGTTACAATACGATTATGGAGGATCCGGAACAAATTTTAGCGTGCCAAATTTTAAAGGGAATAGTTATGGTGGATTTGCTGTTGTAAATAGACTTAATACAAGTTATAATTTAACAAATGCTTCTTTTAAGGTAGGAAGAAATACAAATGATGTAAATGGAAATACAATTAAATTAATAAAAATAAATGCAAATAATTTACCAAACCATTATCATTTAACAAGTACTACTACTGCTGTTAATGCGGATAATGGTCATAGTCATAGTTTATACCCAATTCATTCTGGAACTGGTGGCGGAAGAGGAGGATCCGGTGGCGTGACAAGTGGTTCAGGTACGACCGGAAGTACAACAGGTACATATTGCTTTTATCATAATCACTCATACAATTTGCCGATGAATGACCCTCCTGGCAACGGTTGGACAACTGCTTCACCAGTTTTAATTAATATTGAACAAAAATATATAGTGATGAATTATATTATTCGGGTATTTTAATAAAAATTTAAAATTATATAGAATAAATGAGCTTAACAATTTATGAACCAACACGTATATTAAATTCAAATATATCTGCGAATACACTTCAAACTTTTTTTGATGTTAATTCATCACGAACATATATTAATGGTAGTGTTGGTATAGGTACGAATCAATTACTTTCTAATTTTCATATTGAAAATAATAGTTGCCCATTTAAAATAAATATTTCAAATGAAAATAAAATAAAATCAATTACTTATCAAACGTATTATGGATTATTACCCATTGGATCTATTATAATTATACCAACCCAGCGTTTAGTGACATTTTTAACAAATCAAGGATGGTTAGAATGTAATGGTGGTACTTATAATCTTGCTAGTTATCCATTGTTAGAACCTTTATTACGTAGTACAGATTATGGTAATACAACTGGTGTAAATAATACATTTAAAGTTCCTAATTTAGTAGATCGTATTCCAGTGGGTTCAGATGGTATATATGATCAAACTTATTATAATACTAATTCAGCTAAAATAATTACACTTACAGTTCAACAATTACCAAATCATAGTCATAGTGGCATCAGTGCTGGTGCTAATACAGTAGGATCTCATTTTCATGATACTGTAAGTGATGGTTCTCGAACAGATGATAATATAGAAACAAATACTTGTTGTGGAGGGCAAGTTACAGAAAGTTTACAAACGACATATACATCAGGTCCAACCGCTCAGAATTGGCCTGGTCCCAATCCTCCAGCACGAGCTACATCTGCAAATCATACTCATGATTCAACATATAGTTATTTTTATAATGGATCGGCAGCTATATCTTTACAAAGAAATATCATTTATATGATTTATATGATAAAAGCAAAATAATTAATATTTAATAATGTATTTAATTTTTTGTGAGGGATATGTATTATTTATCGGGGATTTTATATTACTTACTTGGGTTCCACTAGAATTACTATAAATTGTAGATGAAGTTGTTAATGAATGAGTATGATTGCTTATAGCATTCGCATATCCAAAAGTAGCATTTCCTTTTCCTTTAGCTCGCCGAAAGTTTCCATACGGACTGCTATCTTTTGAATTTTCATAAAAACGAGTAGCTGTATATGTGTGATTATGGCAATATAAATAATCTCCAATTACTCCTTCATGTGCATGATAAGGTATATTTGTTTCTTGTAATAAAAGTTCATTTACTCCTCCTACTTTACCAAGTGTATCGTAGGATACAGAAGCGCTATCCTGTTGAATTACACAACGATCTGTCATATCTGGTACATTAAATGTATTTACTGTAGAACCATATGTATCTCCTATAAAACCATATAATTTACTATATGTTGTTTTTGATACTGATTGACCATTACATAAAAACCATCCAGAAGGAACACTGTTTGATGGATACATTATTATAGTCCCTGTCGCCACCCCATATACCTTTTGGGCATCAGTTGTAATTGAGGGTGTATCTTTAAATAATACATCTCCATCGCAAGTAACTGAATTAATATTTTTGAATATTACTTCACCAAAAACTGGTAGAAAACTTATATTATTATTTACAGCATCTATTTCAATATTTGCGATACGTCCACCAAGCGCATCATTATTAAATTGTACTTCTTTACCAAATGTTGAATATCTTCTATAAACAACGTTATCGGTCATGCTTAAAAAAAGAATAGTAAATTATTATTTAAATACGAACGATTACTTCGTAAGTACCCTTACTTATTTTTCGGCGAATATATCCAATCGATTTTTCAGAACTTTGTGATTGTGAAATACCTAATTTTATTGTATCATCTACCCCTTCCATAACTGTAATAAAATCTCCCGCTTCTCCAACTATATTTTCATTCCATCCAGCATATTCATCCCCGTCAGGTATTACTAAATTAATTTTACCCATATAAACAATCGGAATCTTTACATCATTTGGATGCGCGTCAAATAGATCTTGATTTCCAATAATAGAAGGTTTTACCGATATAATTCCAAAGCATTTGGATTGAGACCATTTTGATGTAATGCGTCCATCTTTATTAAATCCAATGACTGATCCCGCTTCAGGTTGGCTTTCGCCCTCAGCAAGAAGTTCCCATTCACTATAATCTCCACCAGATGCCTTGAACGAAAAAGCCATGATATTGCCATAAACTTGTAATTTTTCTTTGGGGTAAAATGTTCCAATACCTACATTATCAGTAATATGAGCTGAACCATATACACTAAAAGTTGTATCTGCGGTAGGTTGACTTGTTCGAATACCAACACTTGTATTATTAATGGTTACAATTGAACTATCACCATAGATATCCATTTTATTAAAAGTTTTCACAGGAACAGTGGTGCCAATACCCACCCAGTTATCTACCATTGACATAACGGTTTGATTTGCGTCATAACCTATAATGTTTGAAAGTGAATAGGTATCCGTATTTGTACCAGTCAGTTGAAATACATGTTTGTCCGCAATAAAGCGCATTTGACTGTCATTTCCGGGAATATCTTCAGTTAAGATGGTTGCGTATTTAGAACTATTTATGAAGCTCGCCATATTTCTTTATAAATATCCAGCGTTTTTATTCTTTAATAGGTAGAAGAAGATTGTTCAATTCCATGCAACCTATTGGAATTTTACTCAGTTCTATTGTAGCGTTATATGTATCTGGCTATATATTTTATAAAGCCTTTTTAAATATTAGCCCCTATTTATTCGCCTGGTTATGGTTTAATTTAGCCATCGCTCTTTATGAGATTTATATTGTCTTTCATCGCCGAGAATTAACACGTAAAAAATGTATTGACGGATTCTGGTCACGTGATTCTAATTATAGAGGATTTTGGAAAGACGCTTGGAACGAATATACATGTTATTCAGATGAACGCTACTTAGATCCAGATAACTTTGTCTTTATTATTGAATTTATGAACGCTATACTTGTCATCTGTCTATTGACAGCATTTATGGTTCAAAGTAAAGCATGGATTTATTTATTACTAGCAATACAAGCATATCACTGTAGCATTTATTTTATATCTTTACTTCATAGCCGTAAAACAAATACGACATATCCAATGAAAACAGCAAGCTATCTATTAATTTCAGCTTTATGGATATTCGTTCCTATTGTATTGATTTTTACATAAATCTAAAATAGAAATGATACAAACCTTTTCGGATAAAAAGGATCGCAAGGAAGCAAGAAAATCATTACGAGATAAATATTCGGATCATCCTCGTCCAATACCAGAATCGATTAATGATTATGAATTAAGAGAATATTTTATAACTTTGGATTCACGAGATCGTGATAAAACGGTATGGCCTTCCTCAAGTCAATTTCAAGTTAAAATGCAGCCTGAAAATACATTTAATGGTGCTAGATTAAATCGTGCTTTTAAGAATGTTCGTAGTATCGAAGTGGTTACCGCTCAATATCCAAATACTTTAAATGTTCTTGATCAAATGTATTTGTATTTATGTTTTCCAGAGATAGATGGTGTTTATGAATCAACAAATTTAACTGGAAATAAAGCTTTAGCAAAATTAGTGGCTACGTCATTGATTGGTAATTATGTTTATATTGAATATCCGCATCAGAATCGTCCTCGCAGATTATTTCCAGGAAAGGGCGCGCGCATAGATCGATTGACACCTGAATTCCGCACATATAATGGCGATTTATTTAATTTTGGTGCGGATACATCACCTTGTTTTCAGTTTGATCCAAAACTACAGACAAGTATTACCTTGCGTATTATTGTTCAAGTTCCAAATACGTTATAATTATAAACTATATAGGTAAAAAGAATGTATGGACATCCTGTAAATATTGTTAATGAATTATCTGTAGGACATTATACAAGTAAAGGAAGTTTAAAAGTTTCTACTCCAGAAGTATCTTTTTTCAATACATTTCAATATGGTATTGAAACAGATGTATGGGATACTGGTTTACAAAACGGAGGTACTGTGACTTTTTTTCAAGATATAAGTGGTGTTACAATGACAGTAACCAGTCAATTGAATTCTCAAGTAATACGTCAAACAAGAAATGTTATGAAATATATTCCAGGACGTAATACTGAATTAACATTTGCGGTTCGTCTTACAACTCCAGTTGCTGGTATTCGACGCAGATTTGGTTTATTTAATGGGTTGGATGGATTTTATTTTGAAGATAATGGAGGAGATTACGCATGTGCTTTTATTAATTCTGATGGATCAACACCATATATTGAAAGAGTTTCAAGAGCTAATTGGAATGGTGATAAATTAGATGGATGTGGACCAAGTAAGATTACCGCAAATGCTGAAAGTATACAAATTGTATCATTTGAATATGAATGGTATGGTGGTGGGCAAATTATATTTAAATTTGTAATCAATGGGGAATCTATTACAATTCATACATTTAATACAGCCAATCGATTGCCATTTCCCTGGAGTAAAACACCGTTTCTTCCGATTCGTCTTGAAATTACAAATACGACAGGAGTCGCAGGAACACATGTTATGTATCAAGGTTCAAATTCTTTATTAAGTCAAGGATTTACAGAAAAAATAGGTATTGCTCAAAGCTTACTGACACCTTTAATTGGATATAATATACCATCCGCTCGAACATTTTATCCAGTTATTAATATTCGTTTAAAATCTAATAATCTAAATGGTATTGTTATTCCCACCTTTTTTCAAGTTGGAACATTAGATAATGCAAGCGTATTTTATAAAATAGTAAGAAATGCGACTATTGTTGGGGGATTATGGGTTGATATGCCAGATACGAATTCATTTGTTCAATATAATTTAACATCTACCACTGCGATTACAGACGGAATTCAGTTGGATGCAGGATATGTAGCCACAGGAAGTGGTGAGAGAGTTGGTTTAGATAAATATACACAATATCAAATAGGGCGTAGTAGTTTAGGTACAGTAAGTGATACAATTACACTTGCTATTGCGAGTGGTATTGCCAATAAAGATGCTATTGCTTGTTTAACTTGGATTGAACAACGTTAATCGTAATCACAATTATAATAATAATCGCAATTAAATAATTAATGGTTCAACTGTTGTAATTTTAAATACTAGATTAATTTGATAATTTGGAATGGGTGGGGTGGGCGCGGTTGTATCTGTTCCAAAGTTGAAAAAGGTGTTATCATGTTTTTTTATTTGGATGGTTAAACGATCAATGCGTTTACCCTTTGCCTCAAAGACGAGTTTGTTTAATTCATTTAAGTCTGTATAGTTAAAAATAGGGGTTGTATTACTTGGAATTAATCGGGCAAATGATTTTGTTGCTGCTAAACTGGTACCATCAAAAGCTCCTTCTAATTCTGGAATACATACATAAAGACACGGTTCATTGCTTGAACCTCCAGCGACAGGATAGGTGGCTGAGATAAGTTCAATGGATTTAATATTTTTATAATGATGACTGAGGGTTGCGCCAGTAAAGGTATTCGTGGGTTCTAATTTAACTTCAAAATGACTTGTTGTAGGCCATACAGCTCTATCACGGTCTCTTGAATCAATAATAATATAATGATCTTTTAGTTTATATTTTTTAGATTCCTCGTCGGGAAATAAAAATGGATGTTGGTACATATCTACTATAATACAAATAGAGAAATCTATCTTTATACGTTTTTTTTACGGATAAGATACAAATTTAAAAAAAAATGAATTTTATATTTATATGAAAATATATTTGTTGTAAAAAGCAAGTGCTACATTATATTGTAGCGAAAGTGATAAAGCGATCCTTTATTTTTAAAATGAGGAGGTGTCAGCAACTGTTTTGTCAGACAGCGCATAATAATGCTCGTAAATCATGCATGAATCATAAGCATGGATGTGTTATTGTTTATAATGATAAGGAAATCGTAGCACAAGGATTTAATCATGATAACTGTACTATGAATGATATCTATAGTGTTCATGCGGAGGTGAATGCGATCAATCAACTTAGGAAGAATATACGATCAAAAGACAAAAAATTTATTCAGAAATGTTCTTTGTATGTAGTTCGGGTTGGATCACCTTTGATGAATTATCCTCTAAAAAATTCAGAGCCTTGCGAACATTGTACAAAGACGATTCTGAAGATGGGTATTCCAAAGGTATATTATTCAACAAATGATGAATTTTTATCAGCATTGGAAATCCATAAAAATAAGAAAGAATCATATTCTCAAGGGAGGCCTATCCCAATTACACCGCCTCAATCTCATTCTCAAGAGATGTCATCTATTTCAACATATCCTAAAAAAATCCAGGGGAGGCCTATTACGCCATTATATTCATATTCTCAGGAAGTATCTATTACAAAGTCGCCTATAAAAAATTATTCTAAGAAAATTATACCACCTACTTCTGATAAAAACTCAATATGTATAATTTCGTGATTATTATATATCAAATTTAGTTATTATTTATTACACCTTTTATCATTTTTATCATTTAAAAGTCCGTTTAATTAAATAGTTATAGTTATGTATATTCTTTACAAAAACCCTATACAATTGGATACTTTGTATATAGTTCAATATTTACATTTTAAAAATATTATGTTTTTACCATCTATCATAATTGAAAGAAATTATCCACCGTTTGTTACTGAATTACCAACAATAAATTATAAAAATAAAATTTACAAAGGTTTAGAAGAAGTTATTTTATTATATGAAAACATTTCAGGTATTGATAAAATTTTAGAAAAAGCAATTGAGTTTAAGAACCAAAATCCAAAATATACAATAAAGAAATAATAGGATTTTACTTTTTTATCTTTTTATTTGCGTTTGCTAGCTGTACGACGAGAAACTGTAGCGCCTTTTGATGAAAATAATCTATAGTAAAGTACGGTTAAAGCAGACATTACATAAATAACAGCGTTTACAATAGCAAATCCAACAATTATCCAAGCATATGTATTACATTTGCCAACAACAAGGCAATTAGTAGCATATGTACCTAATACTAAAACTGCTAATGTAAATAATAGCATAAATATGGAATTTATTACCATGTTTTTACTTGTAATCATAATTAAAACACCAGCAATGAAGCTTATTAAGTAAGTATAAAATACTACACGGGCTTGTTTACTGACTTCATACTTTTTACCAAAAATATTAAGAGTTACGAGTTGAGGTTCTTCTTGCATGTTATAATCTATTTAGAAAATATTTTTGATAGGAAGGGGTAATATATATCTATCTTTTTTTAAAATATCTGCTTTTTTAAATTCATCGTATAAATATTGTTTTACAGCAAGATCTGATAGCAATTCCGAAATAATTATTAAATCCTCTTTATATTTTAAATCATTTACTGGTTTAACTTCAGGATAAACGACTAAACATACATTTTCATTAATTACTTCTAATGTTATTTTATATAATTTCTTAAATGTTCCCATTATAAGATCCTCTAATTCCTCTGATGTTAATGTATAATCTAAATAAAATAGTTTATTTAATTGAACAACTTTTTGTGCATATATAGATTCTTGATTCTTTTTATTTTCATTCTGTTTCTTTTTAATCTCATTTTCGTCATCACTATCATCGTCATTATTTTTATAACTTACGAGAGTTGCTCTTGTAATATACCTTTTATTCATTTGATTAACATGATTACAAGGCATTACATTTATACGATATTTCGAAAAATGTAGAAATGAATTTACTTTCATGGTTGGTAGTAAAAGTTTACTGTTTAAAGATAAAAACAGTGTATTTTCTTAAATGAAATTAATTCATATGATTGTTGCTGTCGATTTAGATAATGGTTTTTCGAAAGATAATAAAATTCCATGGAATATAAAAGAGGATTTTGCCCATTTTCGAAAAATAACAACCAGCGCACCAGATGGATTATATAATGCGGTTATTATGGGACGCGTTACATTTGAACAAATTGGAAAACCCCTTCCAAATCGCCATAATATAGTAATTACAGGAAAGCCAGAATCGTTTAATGATATATGTAAAGAAAATTTAACGGCATTATATAGTTTAAATGATGCTCTTTTATTCTGTGAAAGAAATGATAAAATACATGAAATATTTATAATTGGTGGTGAAAGAATATATAATGAAAGTATTCGAAATTATCCAATTAATAAAATTTATCGTACAGTTATAAATAATCGCTATCAATGTGATCGTTTTTTTCCTAAAATAGAAGCCCCATTTAAATTAATAACTACTGACGATCGAATAGATTATAAATTTGAACTTTGGGAAAATTTAAATTTTACTAGGTCATAATAATAAAAAATAACCTATTTATTTAAACAAAACCATGTGCTGGAACGCAGATGTATCCCTTAATACATTCTTATTTAGTGGTTTTATAAACCTATTAGCTTATTTCAATGGTGTTACTGCCATTACTGAATTTATATATTTTAATAGTGTTATTATAATGCAATTATTTGAATATTTTATTTGGAAAGGATACAATAATCGTCTTATATCTCAATTTGCCTTCATTACAATCTTACTCCAACCGATATTTGTTATATTATGTATAAAAGAAAAACCTAAAAAAATAATCCCGGCTTTATTGGTGGCTTATGGGATAGGTATCATCGCATTACTTATCTATCAACCTTTATCAAAGACAAACTTTTCTATGACGCGTGCCGCAAATGGTCACCTCGCATGGAATTGGATGAAATTACCATTAATTACCCTTTATTTAAGTTTTTATATCATCGCAATATTCTTCTACCTTCCAGATCAACCATTTCTTATTCTCTTTTTAATTATATTACTGGGTATGTCATTATATTACTATTATACATCTCATACATTTGGTACTATGTGGTGTTGGTTTGCAAACGTAGCAGCATTTTATTGGTTGTATTTAATTGCACAAAAAAATAAGCTCTTTTGCGGTTTTATAGAATAAATAATTTTCTTTTATAAAAGTATTAAATAATCATGCCAAGTGAAGTTGAGAAAGTTGCCAAACGTATTCAAAACCTTGAAGCAGTTGTATCCCAAATACAATTAACTGCTGGTGGCAGCACTGGTGTTGTATCCGCTGATGTACAAAGAGAAGTTGTCATTGATACTTCTAAATACGATGAATTAGAAAGCAAAGTTGATCGTGTTAGTGGTGAAATGGACACTAAATTTACAGAAGCTCTAAATGACGTTCAATTACGCTTCACCGAATTTGATCATGTTAAAACAATGATGAGCACTGTAGATGGTTTAACTTTACATTTAGAATTATTACATAAACGTCTTGATACAATCACAGAACGTGTAAGTAAATTAGAGGATGATGTTAGCACCATTACAAGTAGCATTGTTTCTGCTAAAGAACAAACTGAAGAAGAAAGTGCTTAAAAATAAAAATGTATTTATTTTTTAAAATTTTTAAATAATTAACAATTTACGAACGCGGTTTTAACCTCGCCAACAATGCCGGTGGGGTAAACTGTACGATAATGTATATGTGGTTTCAATGTCACTGTCGGAACTTTATAACCGGATGGGCATGACACGATAAATTTAGCTTCATTGTTTTTTACAGTTGTAATACCTACATTACGGTAATCGCCATAAGCAGTCCAAGGATCTTCAAAATATTGTTCAGAAGATTGTGCTGCCCAGTAAAGTACTTTTGTATTATCTTCTTCTTTAATTGGTACTGTAAATTCTAGATTGGCATCTTTTGGTTTTAACTCCGCAGGGAAAATAGAGTAAGGCATAACAGATGGTCCTAAGAATGGTAAATATGTAT